ATCCTGAGATGTCTCGTGGGCTCGGAGATGTGTATAAGAGACAGCAGCTGTACTATCAGTTGCAGGATTAAATGTTAACAGAATTGAATCCGTATTAGCCTAGTCTTTAAGATCTTGTTGTATTAAACTAAGTGATATCCTGTCATTTTTATGCGATAACCTTCCTTCAGTAACTACAAGATTAGGCATATTTTCTATTGTCTACTTTAAAGCATTACCATCAGAAGCATTAAACTTACTATTCAAAGCATTCTGTGTAGCAGTAGATATAGGCTTATTAGCATCAGAAGTATTATCTACATTACCTAATCCTACTTGAGCTTTATTAACTTCATGAGGATTAGACTTATTATTAATATGTGTTTCTAAATTAGTCTATACAGCATCAATATCAGAAGTAATACCAGCTTGATCTTTTAATCCATCCAGTTTAGTTTTATCTGATGATGACATTAAACCTGCTTGAGATATAGTAGCTGAAGTAATAGTAAGAGTATTTCTACCTACTTGCTATGCTTCTTGTCTATAAGTAGTAAAATTTAAAACTGCTTCAGTAGTAGATTGATTTACATTTACTGTATCAGTAATTAGTTTATCGGGTATTCTATTCAATTTATCTGTAGTAGCTTTACCCTTATCTCCAGGATATGCAGTAGAACTAGTTTCACCTAATGCCAATGATTTAGATATTTCTACATAGTCTGTACCTGACCATCTATAAGTTAAATTAGTATCTTGTACTATATATATCTTACCAGATTCGCCAGTACCAGGTAGATTACTAAATGTATCAACTTCTATTACATCATCTACATAAGACGGTAATTGAGCAGATGGAATAATACCACTTTCATTCAAAGAAGCCAAACCATTTGGAGCACCTTTGCTGTTTATAAACTATTGTACTTTACTATTAAGTTCAGACGTATCTCCTATAAGTATCCAACTACTCTGCTTAGTGTAGTCAGCTCCTGGCTATAATTGATATACTTCTCCAGGTCTATCTTTACAGGAAACTAACATACAATCATATTTCCATATACCTCCCTATTCATCTGTCCAGGTCTCTGGTTTTACTAGATCTGCATATGAATTAACTAACGATCTAGCTTCGAGAGGGGCATCTTTCTTTACTTCAAGATTACCACTAAAATTAAACGTTCCTCTATCTCTCATAATTAAGCAAATGTTATTTTAAATGAAGATGAACCGTTAGTTCCATCATTACGAGTATATACTTTATATTGTACATCAGTGCCTTGTACATTTATAGTTTCAGTAGTAACAGAGAATCTACTAACACTATAGTCTTCATACTTACCACTAAGTGTATTCAACAGCGTAATCTTAGTTACATTGAACTTAGCTGGTATCTTAAATGCGTGTTTATTGCTTGCTGTTTCGGCTACAAATGTAACATCTAATGTTTTATTAGTAGTCAATGCCAATTTAGAAAATGCAGTAATATTATCCTTATTAGTATAGTAAGGATATACTCCTGTAACATTCAATGTTTTGGAATTAGAAGGAGTTGAGCTAGTCTTAGTAATAGTATCTTTAGCTACTGATTTATGTTCTTCACTAGTCTTACCTAAGTTACTACATGCATAATATACAGGCATAGAAGTAAATGTAGCATTAGCTGTAGGGCCAGTTATATCTACTTTTACTGTATTAGTACCTTCAATAGCTTTAAATGTCTTGCTATCTAAAGTAACCTAAGCAGGATTAGTATTAGCAGTAGCATTCTCTACACTACCATTAGTAGTACGCTTCATAGTATAATTAACTGAATTTAGAGCAGCGTTACTAGCATTAACTGTTATAGTAGTATTAGAAGAATCTTTAGTATTATCATTAGCAGAACTATAACCATAAGTAAATCCACTGTATGTTCTTGCTGTAGTAGACATAGTAGCAACAGATAGAGTAGTCTTTCCAATAGTAACAGTAGCACCTACTTCTACTAAGCCTGTATTACTTAATGTAAATGAAGGAGCTGCAATAGCTGCACTAACTGTACCTTCTTTGAACACAAGATTAGTAGGCCATAATTCTTTAGTAAATAAAGATACAAATAAATCCTACATGCTTGTATCAGGACTAATACTGTTTATACCAGCTTTGTTAAGTAAGTCAGCTAACGGACCACCTGCAACCGGTATAGCATCAGTAGTCTTTATAGTTTCTGTAGTATCTTCTATTAATTCCTGATAATTACCATTATCAGTTAAATACTTATTACCATCTCCGTCAGTAACTATCTTATCTACTTTTACTTTATCTGTAGCAGACATAACGCCTGCATTACTAGTAGTAGCTGATGGAATAGTTTTACTACCTTGAGCATCACCATCAAACAAACCTGATTCCTGTTTAACGTCATACTCATAGTTGAAAGTAACAGTTGAACCATCTGTAGTAAAGTCTGCAACTTCTCTAATGACGTTATCAGGTAAACTATTAGCTATATCAGCTAAATGCTTACCTTTACCACCATCATACGCAGTACCAGTTACTTCTCCAATAAATAGTCTTTCTGACATAACTACCATATCATTACCATCCCAAAGATGTATGATATTAGTTCTATTATACTCGTCTAAACCTACTAATACATATACTTTAGATGTAAGTGGGTCTAACATATCCCACTTATTAAAACTTCTAACGTATAGTTTCTTATTTTCTTTGCAGTAGTAAATATCTCCTTCTTTAGCTTGATATAACAGTAAGTCCATTTCTGATACTGTATCTACAAACTTCTATATTTTTATTAAAGCTTGTAGTTCTACATTGCTATCAGATATATCCCTTATATAATCTATTAAGGACTATATACTTAACTTACCATTATGAATGTCATCTTGAAAAGGAATTATTTCTTTACCATTGAGATCTTTCCTTTCGACTAACTGACTTATTCTAATTCCTTTTGTAATCATATTACTTATTCTGTTTTTAATGCATTAATAGCATCTATAATAGCAGGCTTACAGTATTGATTTACAAATTGCATAATAATTTGCATTTCTTCATCTGTATATTCTAGCTCATCTTCAGAATTATATATCTTTAAAGCTAACGAATGAGCTTTAATACCACTACCTACTTCATAAATCAATTCACCTAATTGTTGTCTCGCATCCATACAAATTTTATTTGTTTTTTGGATGTCAGTGTATACTTCCAGTTGTGCAAAATTTATTTTCATAATTAAATAGATCTACTTCTAAGTATTGCATAATATTTGTTTTGTGAATATACTAATAGAAAATCCATAACATCTCCTACATTCACAGTAATCCATTCTATTCTATTACCATTATTATCATATAATATAGGTCTATTAGGATCACTGTCATTATTTCCTCTACCCCATATATTGCATTCTTTTGGATTACTACGTGGGTTATAAACAAATGTTACAGGAACGGCCCATTCAACAGTTTGTATGGCTAACTTTGTTTTTACGCTATCAAGATGTGGTAATCCATACCACATACGTCTAACGCTACTACCTATAAATATAGTCCTTGAATACTATTGATACAGTATCTAGTTTTCAATAGGATCTGTAGCATAAGCAAGTTTATAACCTACTACATCCCCATGTAATGACAAACTTCCAAAGCCGTATATTGCCATATTACGAATTAAACTACCAGTAATATCAAAGTACAGACCATCATTTATCTATGCAGTACTAAAATCATTAGCATTACTTTTAAAAGAACCAAAGTATGAATAACCTAAAGAATTAGGAGTACCTATTAATGCTTCTCTTTCACCTTCCTTAAACTTTATATAACTAGAGAACAGCTTCATTCCGTTTGTCTCTGTACCACCAAATAGCACACCTGTAATTTCAAGTGACTAAATAGTACCAGATAATGCTTCTATTTCTCCCCTTATGGATGCGTTATTAGCTACCATTCTACCATCTTGTCTAACTAAGAATGGAGCGTTAGCCCTATTCTCTTCAGTAGTACCGGCCCATATACGAACAGAATTGTTATCATTACCACCTTCACCAGTAATACCTGCTACTACATGAAAATCATTAGTAGTATTACCAGTTTGATAACCAACTCTTAATGAGTTACCAGTAATAAAGTCTAATTTAGCATTTTTAGCTATAATCAAATCAGTATAAATACTAGCTACATTCTGAGCTAATTCTTCCCAATATTCAACTCCACCGGGAGTACCAGGCTTGTTATCACTAGAAGATAAGTGTTTGCCTTGTCCGTGACCTCTATCTATAGTAGATATACATTTGTATGCTTTATAACCTGTAGAAGTTCCTAAATCTTTAATTAAAGCAATATCTAAGTACCTCAATGGTTGTACTGTTGGAGATACTTCACTTTCATTGCAATATAGTCTACCAGGCCACCATTCAGACCTACGTACTATTAAACCTTCTCCCGTATCACCTTTAGATACCTGCATTAACCAATCCGGATTACTATCGCTAGGTTTAGTATCGGTACCGTTTATATTAACACATAGCCACAAGTAACCTAGTACACTTACTCTATCATAATAGTCATAATGAGTGTCTGGTTCCCACGGTCCTCTGTCATTAGCATACCTTATTTCTTCACCGTTTGGTTTTACTTGGGTAATAGTACCAGTAAAGTATACAGAATTTAAGTATGCAGAATATCCTCTCATATCGTAACCAAACATGTTAAGGTTATCCAGATTACCAAACTACATGGCTATATTCTTAGCTTTCTAATCCCAAGTATCTTGATTTACTAAATAACGTGTATAAGTACGAGTTGAATAGCAAGATGTTTGGCGGTCTACATTAGTCTTATTACCGTATGCTACAAAGTTCATTTGAGCACAAGGGTGATAAGTCATCGTCCAGTATTCATCTACAGGTCTAAGTTTATATCCAAACTATTTATTCTATGCATCTAGTATATTGGTAACTTCAAAGTATACAGTATAGAAACCTGCAAATTTTCTATTGCCTCTACCGTCATCTTCATCGTTTTCTGCATTCTCTTCCGTCCTTTCTGAATGATATATACCCATACATAAGTCACCTATAGATATAGCTCCATACTCTCCTTCTTCCAGTTTCAGTGTAATAGTTCCTGTATATTGGTCTAATACCTCTACACTTTCAATTACACCTGCACCAGGAGCATTCCATTTATCACCTAATTGGATTTCTACACGATTATATCTTAATTCAGGTACTTCTAAGAATCTACGTAAAGTAAGACTATCGAATTCAGCATGACCAAACTTATCAATTTTACCACCAAAACCAGTAAGACCTGACGCAAACCCTTCTTGACCAAATATAGCTGACTCTTTAAACCATACCTCATAAGCTGTAGAATCTGGTTTAATCTTACTTAAGAATACATCGTCATATATTTCTGTATTTAAATTCTTATTAGTCCACTTCTGTAGTTCGCTATCCCATGCTAACGCATTATCATTACGTAAATCATTAATAGATACGTCCTATAAATCAACTAATTTACCAAGTAATCCAGTTACTACTTTATTTGCGGCTATGTTTGACCATCTTTTACCATCATATTGTAATAAATCTAATTTGGTAGCATCTACTATATTAGTATCCTTCATCTGCTCAATACGATTCTGTAGATTAATCTATGTCTGTAGATTACCTATATTGGTACGCAGCTATTCTATATCAGATGTATTGTCAGATATATTATCATTAGATTTGTTTAAATCTGTACATTTTGCATATTCTATCAAACTATCTGATATAGTCTTAATAGATGTAGTATTTTTCTGTACTTGTTCTTCTAATGGAGTCATTTTTCACAAATTAAAAGTTCATCATAGAATGTCTTTATCCCTAAATCTACTCCTAAACTTTGTTCTAACAGCATTGCTTTATCATCAGTTTCAGAAGTATCTTTCCACATTTCATCCAAAGGATGTACTAGCTTGCTTATCAAAGCTCTAAGACAGTCAATCTACTCATTTGTAAGTTTTAAATCACTTTCTAATAGACGAGCAATATGATTAGCACAAACCCATTTCCGTATACATGGGATTCCTTGATTTGAGTTATACTTAACTTTTAAGTTATACTCCTTACCTACTCTATATATATCGTCTATTAGCATAATGAACAAATTCCATTTCTACAAGTTTTGTTACAAGCAAAACAATCGTGATTATTATAGAATTTAGTATTAGTATCTAAACAAATATTTAGCATTCTAGCTAAATCTGTGTAGTATTGTACTGCATCATCTATAAGATTATTATTTATAGCATAGCTTAATAGATCTTGTTTTAATAGAAATAATACCATTCTATCCATTTGCTGATCATCCAAACAAGTACTACAGCTTTTACATAGTAATTCTACCTCTTTATAGTATATATCAGCTTGATTAAAAAAGAATTGACTAGAATTATCTATAGTAGCTATAAATGCGCTCATACAAAAGTTCTCAAGTTTAGTAGAATCTATTACTATAGACAACCTCTAATTATCTATCTATACTTCAGAACTGTAATCTGTACCTAATACTAATACTTTATACGAATGTTTATCAGGATTTACTGAACTCCTGTTAGTATAGTTATTCAGTGTGTCTATGTATAAATACAAATTTGAATCTACTGAATCAGGTATCTTTGTATCTAATTCTACTACTATGTTGTGTTTTACTAATGTTATACCAATTATCTTCATATTAATACTTTTTAAATAAAAAAGGCTACAGGGCTATTTAGCCCTATAGCCCTTGTCAGCACACTGAAACACTATCTTTATTATGATACAGTTTCACCTTTGATAAATGACTGAATACCTTTATCAACGATAGAACTAACCATACCAGGACAATATACTTCCGTAGTCAACGGAGTAGTCTTAATATATTGATTATCATTGCTCAGATATAAATTGTCATTTTCAATCACAGCATAGTCGTAAGAAATACCTTCTGCTACCTTGCGTGCTTGTTCTACCTCAGGATATGCACCAGTAAATACATGACCTTTATAACCCATGTTACGTACTTCTGCATCACGAACTTGCTTCCAGAAACCTTTACCAGGATTACCAGGAGTTTTTTCAATAGTAGCACCAACAACTGCTTCCGGTTGATTAGCCAACAATGCACCAGGAATTGTATGATATAAAGATACTTCCATATCTACTACAGAGTATTCATTCAAAGAATAAACACCTTCATTATCGTCCTTAACCATTGCTTTCAAAGTAAGAACAGCAGCTGCACTTTCAGCCTGAATACGACGATTTTTGTGAGCATTGATCTTCTTTACAAAAGCTTCTGCCAATTTCTGTGCTTCATTTGATTCAGCATATACTTCATATGTATGGGTAAATTGGAAGTTGTTAGCTTCAATATCTTTATACAATACACGAAGTACATATCTGTGACCTGCTACAATAGTAGCATTAGTCAAAGTAACTACTACTTTATCTTGAGTAGGTTCTACATGACTACCAATTACAGCAGATGGCTTAGAACTTTTCTGAATTTCATTAGAAAATTCAATGTTAGCTTTCTGAGCTACTGTACCATTAGGCATGGTAACATTAATTTTTTCACCAGCAACGCCTACGTAGAGTGAGCTTGCTTTTGCGGCTTCTGCTGCTGTTTTAAGAATAGCTTTATTCTGGTCAAACAAGGCTACTTCTCCAGCTTTCAAAGCATCTACATTACTATAGCTACTGGGACAAGATTTACCGATAAGTACGGTATGAACTGAAGTTATCATATAAATTATTTATTTTAAATTAGACATATTAAGCGCTTCTGTCTATTTTCGCTTACTTTCTACTTTCCTAACTTGTTTAAAAGTTTAATTTCCACGTCAATAAGCGCTTTCTGTTAATGTTATTCCATTGAATTTACTTCATTAGAATATACATTATAATTTGGTAAAGTAGCCAGTATTAACTAAACTGCCAATTTAACTACTTCCATATGAGTATGACTAGGTAAATCTGTATACTCATCAGTAGGATTAGTTTTAAGGTCTACCTTACTTGGTTTCTTTAAATACTCAATAGTATACTCAGCTACTTTATATTGTCCATCAGTATATAAAGTAATAGTATTATTCTACATGAGTTTGATAGGTTTAGCTTTAGTATACTTTAGATGATACTCTGATAATGAATTCTCTTTGATTCTGTCTACAGTTTCAATAGTACCTTCTATAGTATCACTATACTTAACTTTATAGTTACCTTCAGAATCTTTCTCCCAACAATCATTAGTAATACCATCTGCAGGAGCTATACCTGCTGTATCACCTAATAGTATTACATAATCGTCAGGTAAGGTAACTGTATAGGTTTCTTGATTAACCTTAGTAATGCCATTATCTTTATAAGTGTACTTTGTAACCAAAGTACGTAAATCATCAGTACGTTTCTAGTCCTACTCGAAGCCTCTTTGTTTGAAATTGATACCTGAATATCTAGTCTTCCAGAACTTATCGACAGCTTCATTAATAAATGATAATATAGTATCAGATGGTAGTTTATTATCAATAGCTAATGTAGGACTAATCAGCTATAGTCTTCTTTCTACCTCTATTTGCATTTCACGTGGACTCATTATTCATTCAAGCTATCAAGTTGTACTTTAGTCTGTGTTCTCTGAGATTCTATAGTCTCTAGTGCTATTTCTACAGCTCTATCAATTACCTCATTTAATATGTAATCAGGAACCTCAGTGATATCCTTATTGTAGTCTGTATAGCTTATGTTCTGAGGATACTTAATATAAGTAATATCAGCAGTATAAGTATCAGCAGACATACGTATAGGATCTATATATATCTTCAGTGTATTATCTTCTAATACTGCTACAGGGGTTTCTATCCAAGGCATATTATTATATGTCTATAAGAATCCTTTAGCCTTTTCATGATCTATAAGTGTACATATAGCAACTTCATCATTGAAGTGTAATACACAATCTACATAGAACATTCTCTTAAGTTCTTGATTATCTTTAAAGAAATTAGATAAAGTAAGCACATTAGAGCTAGAGTATGGATATACTAAAGGTTGTGCAGTATCTGTCTTAATTAACTTCTATAAATCAGCAATACGTTTAACAGCACCTTCGAATCCTACTTTCATAGTATTATTGCCAGTATACTTATTACATATTACTTCTATATAAGCCTAATTAAGAAATAAATCTATTTCTTCAGGAAGGAATGCAGGGCAGCCACCGAAAGCGACTGCCTCTGAATTCTTATCCATGAGAACTTTAAATGCCTTATGTAAATCAGATATCTTCATTATTTGGATTTAATTTCATTCATAATGGCTAACTTAATGTCTTGATTTTTCTTATCTTGTAAGTAAACAATAACATCGTCAATACCATTACCAATCAGATCTGTACCAAAGAAGTATTGAGTTCTATTCTTACGAATAATATTTTTAGCAATAGCTTCTTCAATGACAAAGTTAATTTCTTTATTTGGGTTATTTACCCATTTCAACATAAACTTATCAGGTGCTGTTTCAACTTGTTCAGTAAGCTTAGCTTCAACGAGTTCATTTGACATAGTATCTGATTTCATACCATATAAACGCAAGCACTTACGCATATCTTCAATAGACATTTTATCTAATTCTCTATATGCTTCACGCTTAATCTTATTGATACGATTAGCTTGTTCTGCTTCAGAGTCTTTATTAATCAGTACATAGTCTTTAGAAGGATTCATATTGGCTAATCCGTCTGCTACTCGTTTGTGACCTTTAAGGAACAGATATTGCAATTCATCCAACGGCTTATCTGTATCCAGTATTAGATCTCTTTTACCAAGTTTAACTGCGAAGGTAGTCCAAAAATCGCTATTAGGAGACAACTCACCTTCTTCTTTATTTAAGGCTTTCTCTAATCTACGAGCATCTTCTGTACTCAAGCCAGTGTAGATATTACCAGATCTAGTCCAGTAAGGTCCTACATAATCAAATGTTGTAGGCCATTTTGTAAGTCCGGTCCAAGGATTTACTTTAACTATTCTAACGATTACTTCCATAATACAATGTATTAGATTTATCCTGTTATTAAGCAGCAACGTCTAGAGAATGGTTGTTATATTCTTCTAACGTTATCTTTCTAATGTAAACATTTTGTTTTTTCCAAAGTTTCGGAATCTCTGGTTCGCTGTAAGTTCTAACTAAAGTTATTGTAGTATTATAAAATCTAGCACAATCTGCTTTAGATCTAAATACATTAATAATATTATTATTTGCGTCAAGTACAGCTACAGGTTGTTGACACTTCTCAACTAAATTCATTATATGGTTGTGTAACTTTTCCGTAGTTTTACCTTTTCGCATCTCAGACATTTTCTTCTTGGTCTCTTCAGATGCTTTTCTGCCAATAGCTTTTTGACGCATTTTTTCTTTAGTTTCTTCAGAATGCAGTCTACCAAATGTACCGTCTCCGCCTTCCGTTAAGTTATAACCCTTCTCTCTATTCATAGAATCATACTGTTTAATCCAGTACTTTTCTCTTTCTTTCAATTCCTCATACGTTTCGGCAAAATCAATTATTTCTAATGTGAAGTTTTCCTCTCCGTATTTAGCCATTGAGCGATGGATAGGAGCAGGTTCGCCGGTACGAGCTTCATACCAATGGTGGCGATATCTTGCACCGGCGCCCTGATTTGTTATTCCTATATAAACTTTTCCTGTAACTTTATTAGTGATTTTGTATACGTCATTATTTTTCATACAATATAATTATTAGTTATATTATATTAAACGTACAAAATATAAAAAAGTTACTCGAGAATAGGTTAATTTAACTTAAATTAATGTTCGACTTACTCCAAAATGAGCTCTCCACATGCGCGGGGATCACGCAACATGATACCCATTTCACCAAGGAAGAATACGGTATAACCGTCCTTACCATTAGATCTCAGAGTATCTTTAGACTTAGCATAACCAGACGGAGCTACAGCACCACCAGTATACCAAGTTACGAATTCACGATCTTTACGTACTACTTTAACGATGTTAGCTTCACCATCACGACGACCAAGATCCAAGAAAGTCATACGATATGATTCCTTCGGTTTCAAGGTTACCGGATGCAATTCACGGTTATAAGTAGTATCATCGTACAGCGGGAAGTACTTCAGAGTCAACTCGATACCGTTGGTCATTTTGTAAGTCTTGAACTGACCACCAAAAGTAAGGTTATCACCAGAACCAGTTACAAATACTGTATCCATCAGATTCATAGTAGCTACCTTCTCTTTCAAGATACGGTCAAACTCACGCATACCCATTTCACCAGTCAAGGCAACAAACTTACGTTCGTTAGTACCAAGACAGTTGTAAGACAGATCGAACAAGAAGTCTTCCAACATTTCACCAGTTAAACGAGTGTAATAACGTCTGTTAGACGGAGCAATCTGTTCCAACAAACCAGCACCGATAAATACCGGACGGCCGTTAGTACCCTTCAAATTACAAGAACCGTCTTTGTTTACATTAGTCTTCATGTAAACCAACATACGTTCACATCTCTTATACCATTCACGCAAAGCTTTCCATTCCTGATAATCAGCCCACAAGTAAGAAGTCTTACCAGTTGCAGGATCTTTCAGAGCAATAGCCATTACAGTAGAATAGGCAGAACCAGTGATATCGTAGTTAATACGAATCGTAGTAAGGTAGTTACGCATCTTGAAGTGAGTGTTATAGTTCAAGATATCACCCTCTTCACTGTATTCCTCATATGCAGAAGCAAGACGAGAAACCTGCTTTCCAGCTTCAAGATATTCAGCAGGAATATAAGATGAAGGTTGACCATCGGCTACAAAACAAGTATATACCCACAGATTTCCATCTTGATAAGGTGCGCCAGATACACGTACTTGGAATTCCTTGTTATCAAACTCAAGAATAGCACCAGGACCAAACCAGTTATCTTCCAACCACAACATAATAGGTGTGTTACCCAAACCTGCAGTAGAAGTAGAAGTAATAGCTGCGCCATTCCATTTAGCGTCTCTAATTGTTACGGCACGGTCAGCATCGATCATTACAGACCATTCAAATGAAGGCTGATCGATAGTCATAACGTTGCCAAGACCACCTGTCAACATATCCAAAGAAGTGCTATAGCCACTATCTTTAGTACCGAATACATAAGACAGAATGGTAGAAACCTGATACGGATTCTACTGAGAAGCTACAGAAATCTTCGCAGTATCAATCAGGTCAGAAAACCACTTACCTTTGTATAGTTGCAGATTGTTAAGAATACTGTTATCCATAAAAATACTAGTAATTTAATTTATTTGTTTTAATTTTATTATGCGACACGTAGTTGTCGTGCAAAAGTATCCCAAATAGTTGAGGTACTGTCATTGTTTATAACTTGCTTCCTAGACTTCTTAGTAACTCCACTTCCTCTCAAACTATTTTTGAAATTATCTAGAGCGTCTTTCTTACCTTTCTGCTTTGCAATAGTAATCAAACTATCACCCTTCATAGTAAAGTAAGCGGAAGTAATCAAATTCTTAAGGCTTTTAGCATAATCTTTCTGATACTTGGTAACACCTTCTGCATCAGGTTTAAATATATATTCCAACAAAGCTCGTTTGTCTTTTTCTGGAATTTCAATACCATAAATGCTATCCATGCCTTTTATTTCAGAGACAACGTTATTAAAGAATGTCTGTTGCTGCTTCTAAGTCTCTCTAGCAGACTTTTGTTGCTCCTCTAATAGCTTTTCCTTCCTTTCAGCTTTGATGTCTTTAAGAGCCTCTAATGCATCCACAGCTTCATCTTCAAGAATACCAGCATCTTCATACTTAGTAATCTTCTTATCAATCTGTTTAGCAGAGAAGCCTTTCTCTTTCAAAAACTCCTTTACAACTAATTTCTGATTTATTTCGTTATCCTCCACCTCGATATTGTCAAGATCAATATCAGCGTCAATACTAAAATAATCTTTAAGGTTACCTCCATTACGTACAAATTCATCAAGTTTCTCTACTTCCTCACTAGCATACTGAGGTACAGAGTTTTCTTCAATTACATCTTTAAAATATTCAATAAGGTCTTCTGCAGTCTTAGGCTTATCTTCATCTTCTACATCAGACCAACCTAACTGTTCAGACAATGAATCAAAGAAGTTAACGATTAGTTCTTCGGAAGTAGTTCCATCATCGGAATCTATATCATCTTCCTCTCCTTTCTCATCCACAGTGTCATTATCCTTGTCAGTCTTAGTTGTCTTCTTACTAGACTTCTTAGTTTTTGAAGGCTCATTAGTTTCAATGTCGTCGTCTTCTTCACCTTTGTCATCTACATCATCTTCTTCCTCTTCTTCATCTTCTTTATTATTTGTAGATTTCTTACTTGTTTTACCTCGTAGTGCTTCCAACTCCTCATCTGTCAGCTCTTCAACTGCATCAAATTCATTATCAATATTGTCAATTTCTTTAGTTTTATTAGCACCTACATTAGGATTAAGGCTTTCAAGAATAGCCTCAAAACCATTTAATGTGTTCTTATTTTCCATAATTATTTAATAATTAGATTTATTTCTTTTTTCTCTTCTTAGCCCACTTCTTAGCCTGAATAGCAAAATTAGCTCTGCGTCTCTATAGAGTAGAGGCTTTTGGATTATTCATTACACTGTGTGCATGTTCTTGTACACTTTGACCTGCGGCTTTGGCAGACTTTGTAAATTTACCTCTATTCTTTTTCTTTATATGTATCCCTCCATACTTATAGCTAGGTATTGGATACTGTGGATATTGTAACATATTAATAATTCTTAGTAGCTCCTAATTCATAGCATCTTCTTATTAAGAATTCTATTACTTCGTGAGCTTCTTCCTATGTAAAATATTTTTTATCTTCAAATAGCTTGATTGCATTTATCTAATCTTCTGATAAGATGTCCTCTATGTTATAAGAATCCTGTGACGGAGGCATTATAACATCTGGTAAGTAATGATATGAATGCTCCTCTTTGTATTTATCTAAAGTATTAACCCCTGTCACATAAGTATATAACTTACGATCAGTCTCTGTTTTCATTGCTTGTAAAATATTTATTTGTTCCTACCGCTCCTACTCCAAGTAATGGTATAGTATTAAACCATTTTGTATAAGATCTCATAGATTTAAACTATTTGCTAGCCTTCTTTATAGACTACATACCTTTTGGTAACTTACTTATTGCTTGTTTTATTAGGTCTGGAGTAACTATCTAATCTCTTGTATCAATCATTTTATTTGCATACATAAATTCTCTTAACTGATTCATATATGCTTTCTACTCAGTAGGTTTACTATAGTACTTAGTAAGTTTATCTGTATTTGGATCTATACGACTAAATGGTTTTAACGCAGATCTCATCCAATAATATAAATTACTGTTAGCATCCGCATCTGCTGCTTTATTTTTCAAATAATCTGCATTATGATTCATTTCGTGTATAGTAGTACCATATGGCACACCATTAATGTCATACTGATATTCGTATTCTCCCATTTTAGGAAATTCACCTCCATCCATATGCCTTTTAGTTGACTCAGTAGTAGTAGCCATTCTAGCTCTGGCATTATCCTCAAATGCAGTTCTTTTAGCTTTAGGTAGTAACTCTGGACTATTATTATAAGCATCTATTAAATCTGCATATATCTAAGTATAGTCATCACCGTATTTTTCTTTTACCTACTAAGCTCTACGCATATAACTAGGATCGTCCATCAATCTCTAAACGGTTTCATAAGTTTCATTATTCAACCTAGCTGACATTCTTTGATAAACTACTACGGTAATTCTTTACAGTAGGAGTACTCCTCCTTACAGTACTAATTGCTCTAGGTACAAAAGGAATCATAGTTGCAGTAGCCAAACCAACTCCTAACCAATCATTATTCCTTGCTGCATTATATGCATCTTTAGCAGATAATACATCTCCTATAGGAGTCACATTAACGGCATCTTCTAAATCTATTACAGGTTTAAGTCCTTGTTCTTTAGGCCTACCATCTGGAGTTCTACCTAACTTAGTATTAATAGCCTTAGTAAATTCATCGTCTGGATCGCCTACTTCACCGCCATTAGCCATATACTATACTGGATCCTAATACATATTATATGCAAATGTATTAGTAAGTTCTGATATGTCTGCATCTTCCAATGACTCCCATTGTTCAGGTATCTTAGCTCCTCTACTACGCATATTACTTATATCTTCAGGAGTAAGTTGTCTATTAGGATCTATATAGTAATTACCCTAATCATCTTTCAGATTTGAATTATTACCTCTAAAGTCCCAAGTCTGTGCGTGTTTCTCATTAGCCTAATTGACATAATCTTCATACGAACTATCAGGATTACTAATGCGTACATTAGGAGTAGCATTAAGTATAGCTGGAGTATTGTCTCCTACCATATGACCAACACCTTCATGCCAAGTATTAGTAGGCCTTAACGAAGTATAACTGTGAGCCTTTGGATTAGCAAAACCCTTAGTACCTTTTTCCTTAAGTATATTAAGCTATTGATTAATCTGAGCATCCGTAGGATTATAACCCTATCCTACCATATTATCTCTCATAGCTTCAGTAGGGGTTTTCCATGTAGCTTTATCTATATTAGATAATACACTGCCTAATTTATCTCCTCCTATCTAATCTGAATATTTTGGATTCTTAGCTCTCTCAGTATACCAATAGTTTGCAAAGTCTTTTTGATATTCATTCTGATTCTAGAACATCTTGTTGTAATCAGGTCTTCCATCTACTAAAGACTCTTGCATTATATCTCTTCTAGTCTTACGCTGAAACTCATTCACCTCTCCACCATATTCATAGGAGTTTCTAAGTCTACGGCGTTCTCTTACTTTCTTTTTAGCAGATTCAGGTAACTAGTTATAATATTTTCCTTCATCAAGAGGTACAAAGCCAGTTCTTTGAACAAAAGGAGTACCTGCCTTATCTAACTGTCTTGACAACCATCTTATTGGTCCAATATACATACTAGAAGCTCCCTTATCCTTAGTATCAGTAGGGCCATAATCATTCAAATCGTATGCTCTCTGATAGAGTTTGTCATTACTAGCATTGTAGTACAATACAGAATTATAACTACCAGCATGAGGTAATTCTGGAGTATATTCACCTAGAGGTAATGTTCCTACTGGAATTAAATTACTTCTTTTAATAGTTGTGTCAGAATCAGCAATATACTCATACACAGGTACTTCTCCATGAATTTCTTTGTGATAGTTAGCAGCTCTTCTTACAATTCCATAGGGGTCTTCCTCACTGTTAGTATCTACTACTCTATAATTAGGATTCTTTGTCATCTGCTTCTTTTGATTTTCAGGAGATAATAGAAACACTTCTCCTGGATCATATGGAGTTTCGTCTACACTCTTTATTGCATCTGCTATAGGTTCTACAAGTGGCGCTTCAACTGGAGCTAATACTGGGTCATTCTGAGTTTGATGTATAGTATAATATGCAGCAGCTGCTATAGCTGGTGTTCTTCTTTCCTTATTGAACAACATATCAGCAAGTGAGGCAAATACCTAACCAACACCTAAAGCATGTCTGCCACCATTCTGATAGGCTTGTACTTTCCAATCCCAATAGCCTTTACCGGGATTATTCTCCCGGTAAGACTTTAGGTTCTGCATTCTCTATTTAAATGCTTGTTTATCCATAATTCAATCATTTACTACCTTTTCCGCCTTTTCCTTTTTTACCGCCGGATTTCTTTCCACCACATGCCATAATTATTTCTCCTTTTTACTTTTATAACTACCTATTTTTAAATACTTAAACCACGCATAGTGCTTACGCTCTTTACAATAGTTTAGGTTCTTATCATTATTGTGTGCTTCTTCTTCGAAGCTAACATCGTGATATCTATCACTTTGTTTATTCCATTTACAGGACAGCATTATACAAAGATATTCTATAGCATACCATAAGTAAAAACCAATCCACAACGTTTCTTGCATCTACTTCAAATGAATCTTCTCATGGTTATACTTTGTCATTGTAACCACAGCGTCATTTCTTTGGAATATAACACCAAACAGATTTATCAATTTATAACCTTTAAAAGGTATAAACTTATTCTTAATTATCTTCATATTACTTCTCTCCTGTCACCTTATTTTTCAAGGCAGTTTTTGCTTTAAGTTGTTCTCTTTTATATGCTTCAGCATCCTTCTATTTCTGCAATTCCATTTCTTGCTTCATCTTATCTTTTTCAAGTTGAATTTTCTTGTTTTCAACATCACGCTTCATTTCAATTTCACGTTTCTTGTTATTCAACTCAAATCGTTTAGATGCTGCATCAGAATTAACCTTCTGTTGTTCAATTGCTTGTTTACCTATTTCGATTACATCAGGTATTCCATTCCCGTCTTGATCCATATTTTCAGAACCTCTATACGCATTAATTTGAGCAACTGCAATCTTAGTATTAGCGTCAGTATCTATCTTATATTTTTCAAGGTCTAATTTACGATTTTCAGTATCTAACTTAGCTTCCTCGATCATAAGTTTCTCTTCCTCCATCTCATTCTGCATCTGTTGCATTTGCATTTCGCGTTCAGCTTGAGCTTGTTCCATCTGTTGCTGTTGCTCCATACGCTTTTGCTCAATTTCTTCAAGACGTTGCTTAATCATACTAACGTTGTCCATAGTAATAATTTCAGCAATATCAAGTAAGCTAGCACCATTTTGCATAGCAGGTTGCATAAGCTGTTTAAGAGCCTCTACCTGTTGTTGATTCTTAGTTGTATCGTCTACAAATACATCCATATCTTCATAGAAGAATTCATCAGATAGTGTTATAAATGCTCTAGTAGCATCATCTAATATATAATGAAGACAACGCTTATTATCTTTCCATGCTACTTTTGATGTATCTAGAAGCATAATAAGAGCTTCTTTCTTTACCTAATTATGTACCCAGAACCAAGGCTCAGTAATATGAGCAGATTGTACCACAGAACGTTCTACATTACCTACTAATTCATTAGACGCAATAGAACCCTCACGTTGTTTACTTACTCCTGAGATTTCAGATACCATGTCTTCAATCTTATTCATTAGATTAATATACTAATCAATAGTATTAGCCATACTTAAATCTAATGCCTAGAACTGATTGAACTACGAAGGCTTACCTCCCTCACGACCAGGTATATCCCAACCTTCTTCATATGGATTAATAAAGACAACACCTAAAGCTCCTAAGTAATGCATCCACTTATTTACATCAATACCCATAGATTTAGGTATCTAAGTAACATCAATAACTGGTACTTTACCTTTATCTCTAGACATAGCTAACTCGAGACGATACCAGAGTACAATATACATGTATTGTAAAGGTTTCATCATACTTACTAATGATCTAGGAGAACTATTGGTATTATTATATACTACTCCTGTATAAGGTAATTTCTAAGAGTTTAAGTTATCTGCAGATATGTGTTGATATTCAAGTGGTTGTATACCTATATATAAATCTTCTCCCACTCTATATCCTTCCCACACTTCTATAATCCAAGACCATTCTACATTTATTTCTAGTCCTGTAACTTTATAGGATTCGTCTACTTGTAATTCATCAATCTCGCCAGTTTCAGGGTCCTAATATGTGACGAATCCTATCTTTTTAAATGACTTCCAACAGCAATGCCATACATTAATATTATCACTACCTTCAAATGGATTAGAAGTAAACCCATTAATAGTATGTGTTTTAATATGTGGATAGTCTAAAGATGTCTTTCTTACTTCTGGATTAATACCACCTCTACTAGTGTTTTCAATCATCTCAAGCAACTCATTCAATTGCTTTTCAGACATTTTGTCATAGAATCTATCATATATCTCAGTAGCTGACATAATCATCTTACGACAGCACCAATCTGAGTCGTGTATAAATTCTAAATCTGCAGTCTGATCATAACTAAAGTATAAAGGATTTACTCTCTCTAAGTAAGGATTGCCGTTAATAATACCTACATAGTATATCTCTTCTCCAGCAATTAAAGCATCTTTCCATCCTTTATAGAACTCATGAGTTATATTGAGTTTGTTCTTTAAATAGTTGAGGCTATGATATGCAGTAGTTTCAGCAATATCCTTATAGTCTTTATTCAAATACTTTTGAATCTATTCGGGAGGCATTATTTCTCCAGACTATATAGCTTGCTGAAATCTCATAGCCTCTTCGGGACCCATATTAGCCATGATCATACCCATTATATAATCGGTAAGCATCTACTTAGCTCTCTCTTGTATGTCACTAGTAGCATTATCGCTAGTACGTACAACTCTAAAATTAAAGGGTCTCTTAGTTTCTTCTCCGAGTAATAAGTCAACCTTAGGCTTAATTATGTTATAGTCCTGTGCAGTAGCTGGGAAGCCGTCTTTCTATTTAAAAGGGTTAGTAACATAAAGTAAATCCTTCTCATTATAGATACTATTGTATAAATCATAGTATGTCTACATCTCTTCATATCTAGTACGGCCATTATTACCACTGCCACTACTAAACCCGGATTTCCCAATTATGTAATCTACACAGGCCTCTTTCCAGTCCTTTGTCTTCTTTGACATAGGTAGTTTCTATACTGGAAATGAACCAATATTTTTACTTATCATATTCTGTTAATTAAATGTATATACATCTTCATCGACTTGATTATAACTATCGTCATAGCTATAATTATCATAAGTAAATAGAGGACCGTCGAATAATAGTCGTTCTCTATTACTTTTTTTCTTCTCTTTAACAACTACATTGTATAGTTGTTCCCGATAAATCATTACCTGCATCAACGCCATGACACGGTCAAAGTTACCTATATCATTGTAACCTATAAGTTCTTCTAATAGCGGTTCTGACAGTATCTCATGCAGGTTTTTATGCCCTGGGGATTTTTCCTCATTAAGCCAGTCTTTGATCAATCCTTCACCCCATTGTTTTATCTACTTATTCATGTGGCAACCTTTCTTACGCTAAACTTTAGAATTGCCAACAATATCAGATATAATGTCTGGCTAATCAGCCAACAAGTAGTCACAATGCTTAGCAGTAAAATATGGAAACAAGCCTTTGCGCTCATTTTCATACATAATTCTACCATTGTAATAAACCGCTAATTTACGTAAGTTTTCATAATATTCTTCTGCTGTAGAAGGTCTTCCAGTGTATTCAGCTACAATTATATCATAATAGTTTTCAAAGCCCTAAAAACGCTTATAAACGAATGTAGAACCTAATGAATTAGTACCTGACTAATCGTGATCATAAGGGTCTACCCCAAGTATGTATAAACCAATAGGAGCATCTTTTACAGGATGTTCCCATATTACTATAGAACCAGTAGGATCATCGTCTTTACCTAGTGGGTATTTAGTAATATCACCTTGTTTCTTTACTATCCACTTTAAGGATCCATCAGATTCCCACACTAAATCCCCTATTTGTTTATGGTTGGTTAACTTCTTATTAGTGCGTATTCTTGCTAATTGTTCTTGTAGTTCTTTCTTAGGAAATATGTTACCATTGAATTCCAAACACGCTTCAGCAGGAGTAATAGGACGTTCCGCAATATATCTATCTACGGCTACAGAATTAGTAGAATTCTCAATAACTATCTTTCTTTCAGACAGTATATACTCCCTTGCTTTATAGGTCAGAGTATTACCATCATTATCCATATACAGACGATTACCTTTATCGTCACGTATATCCATGTTGGCATACTAAGGTATAAAGAATCCGCATTTAGTGTTGTCTACTGCTTCATCCCAGATGTTATTAAGTTCGAGGCAATTAAATCCTTTTGGCTTATAAAACATCTCTTTAAGTGTAGCAAAGTTAGAATCCGTATCACCACCTGTACCATATGCAATCATAGTACCAAATGCTATACCGTCTGTCTCTACAGAAGGTCTAGCAATTTGCCATGCCGCACTTAATTCTTTAAAAGAACCGGCCTCTTCAAACATAATAAGATTAGCAATCTTACCACGTACTACGTCTGGATTATCTTTCAAAGTAACTCCAATGATTTCAGACTTATAACCTACTTCAATCTTATTACCGTATTCATCAGTAACCCACATACCTGCTCTACGTCTAAGCTGAGTACTAACAGATCTCTTTTTACTCCATGCAGTATGTTCGTCAATAAAGTCCATGTAACCCCAAGCTTTAGTAAGAGTACCATCATCTGTCAAATACTATTTATTAGATGCATATACATATGACTTAGAATCAGGTATTAAATAGTAATTACGACATAGCATAGCAGCACATTTGTATGAGTAACCCTTACGTCTGGATTTCAATACACACAAATGTTTACCCTCTTCTTTGCATTGTTCTACACATTGGAAGTAGTAATAGTCATAATCCCAGAAATCAGGGAATGTAACAATATGTTCTGACTTATTCTTACCATCCACTATACGATTAACCTAACGATAAATAGGACAGTAATTTAAATAAAAATAGTTATAGCCACTAATGAAATCTCCATCATCAGCAGTATAACCATTAATACATTTCTGCTACTCTTCCTGCCAGAAACGCATATATTCAGCCGTACCTTTAGGGTACGGACAATATGAGCCAGTTGCTATAAACTATAGTGCTGGCTTTCTAAATTTATTACTATTTAATATCCTTTTGTTAAAATCGACCATGTTTAACTATAATAAAAGGGGCACGTTTCACAACGGACCCCTTCTCTTCAAACCTTAAAACATTTTTATGAAAAAATTTAAAATTAGTGCAAAAAGCACTAGAAATAGCTCTCTAGGTTATACCAGACCCTAGGAACTGGCCGACTTACGATTCGGACCTTCATTAGCTGTGTTTACTGTTAATTACTCAGTAAGTGACTTAGGTAGTTACGTTGTATGCGCGCCATACTTCAGTTAGTTATTGGTAGCCCCACTAGGATTCGAACCCAGACTAAGAGGGTTAGAGCCTCCTGTGCTAGCCATTACACCATAGGGCAGTAAGACGTGGCTTCTTTTTAGACGCGCCACGTAACGTCGCTGATTGAATATGTTTTAACCTTATTTCTTAAACCAACCTTTGATACGTTTGGTAATTCTCTTATACCAAGGCTTAATTACCTGGCGTGCAGCTTCACATTCTGCAATTGCTTCTTCTACTGTCTTATTATCATCTGTCAGATCTACTATTATGTCTGGCAGTTCATTAGTCTTTTTCATAATCTCTTAAATTTGTTTATCTAAACGATAGTGTTATTTTTTTGTATCTTTGCAGTGTTATTTTCTAACACCAGTGGGTAATTCGAAAGGATTAATCTTAGCATCACCTTTAACCCTAGTAGTATCCATTTCTCCAGCTTTAACTGCTTTTTCCAAGAAGTCTAGAGTAACATATGTATCTTTTACTTTAGCAAATCCTGCTAAGTATTTTTCTATCTTCTTTTCATCTAGTTCCTCTTTAAGACTATCGTGATAGTATTGAGTAAAAGTATCTAGTTTGAGTCTAATACTATTTAACATTGCAAGAGTACGAGTATATTGTAATCTCTTAAATGTATCTTCAGCTATTAGTTCATCTGGAGTAAGTTGATAACCTTCTGGGAAAAATTCTTTCTTTAATGCTTCTTCTAAGATATCCTCGGTCATACTAAGTACATATGGACTATCCCATTTATTCTTAAAGACTATATAACTGATAACTGCTATAGCGTGTTGTTTGTCAGCCTTGTCTTTCTCCCATATTTTCTTAAATGCTGGAATAGCTAATGCGTCTTCGTGTATTGTTACATTACCACCTAGAATATCAAATAATTTCATTAATAGTCTCTTTTATACTCTTTCTAAATTAGAACGAGGTTCTTTACATTCACAAGGTTCATCTTTTCCTGATTGCTCTTCTTTATATGCTGCTACTTGTTCTTTAATCTCAAGTATTACGGCTAATAATTCAGGTGAATCAAATACAATAGGACGTTTGATATATTCACCTTCCCAATTACGAATTAAACCAATAATTTGCCCTTTCTTATAGGGGATATATCCTCCTACGCCATTATTAGTTATCTCATCAATGATAATTCTACCATCGTCCTCAGCGATTCTAATATCACTAAGTTCATAACATGATCGTTCACTTTTATACTTAAGATCTTCAAACGAATCTCCTATTAATGTAAAGTCTAAGTTTTTTCCAATTATAGTTTCCATATTAATCTATTCTATAACTTGTATAATATTCTTTTTGTAATCGTGCTAGAATTACTCTAGCTTGTTTCTCAGAGCAATTAGGATTTACATATTCTGGATCCATTTGATACTTCTCTATCATTCTTTGATAAATCTCCATTTCCTGTTCCAGACTTTCCTTTGTTATATTCATCTTCATATCTCCTTATCAAATTATTAACTAATATATTTAGCGTATGAAAATCTGTACTACCTGTAAAATGTACACAAGGTATTACATCTTTATCGATATTAATTCCAAATATATCTTTCTGTATATCTCCTAATGAGCTAATATCATAATATACATCGTGATTTCCGTCATTATTTCTGCATATATACTCAGCTTTGATATTATAGCGATTGTAAGTTCTATTGCTTAGCTCATGCCCTAAATTATCAAGCTTTTCTCTTATCTCAGATTCTTCCTTTTTTTGACACTCCTCAATATTTTCTCTATTTTTATGTTCCTTTTCAGAAATCATACTATCTATATCGAGTATATCTAATAAGCTATTGCAATCATCAATCTTCTTAGATATGCGGTTATTGAGTTTGTCAATTAAGGATTCCTGAGTTTCTCCGTGCTTACTACAGTAGAGCATTGCTATAGCATTCCAAGCTACCTGTGCAAGATGTCTACAACCGGTTTCGTTGTCCATCTCTTCTCCCTTTTCGAATAACACAAGATGTCTGAATAATGCGGCTTTATATCTAGAGTAACCATCTTTAAGTAACTGCCAAGTATTGACTCCGTACTTCTTTGATCCTTCAGTATATACTTTAACGATATCTTCTAATTCTTCTAGAGGCAATAAATCCCATCTGAGTTTATTATCTTTAAAGTCATTCTTTATTCCCTGTTTCATATTTATCAATCAACTTTTGACAGATATCGTTAACTACTTTTTCTCTCTTCTCTAATGAAGAATCATCTTCGTCAGATACTTCTTCCAATCCCTTCATCATATCTTCTATAAAGTCAAAGTATGATATCTTATCAGCTTCAACTGCCTTTTCTACAGAGTTTAATAACTTTTGTATGATCTCAGGGGCTTCCTTAGAGTTTTCTCTCTCTAACTTAAGTAATTGTAGAGAGGTTTCTTTATCTATTTTATTCATTGTCTCTTATATAGTCTATCATGTATTGACCTATCTTACCGGCTACCCATCCTACTAAGTATGCATAAGGTTCGTTTCTTTCATCAAAAGATTCTGCACGAGCTCCAATTAATTGCCATATTGCATCAGTAATATGTGTTGACTCATGTGCAATTGTATTGAATAGAAACTCACTTATAGCTCCATTGCTATCTTCATCTAGGAAAGTTATAACTCCTTTATAACCACTTTTTCTTTCCTTTACTAAGAAGGTAGTTGCTGCTGAACCCATTGGATCTGCTGGTATGCCATCATCATCAATCAACATATCTTGTACAGTTCCATAGAACTTGAATCTCTTCTTACTATTGTAAAAGTCAGATATTGTACCGATATACAATGACATGGGATAAAGGTCTAAATCATACTTTCTAATCATCTTTTATTGCTTTATATATGTTTGCTACCGCTTTATTACTAAGTAAATACAGATATAAGTAAACATCATCTGTCATTTTATAAGTAACGCTAGGGGTTATGATTTCATTAGAGACATCATTTAACTATACTTCACAAGTATCTTTATTACCAGTAGGATACGATAGTTTAAAGTATACCATATACTCAATTAATTCTGTAACTATGTCAATCTCTGGTATCTTTGTCAATCTAATTATCTTTCTATCTCTCATGATTCTTCTTTATCTTTATCTTACCTAAGTAAGTAAACATTAAGGGTTTTTCATCTCTCTAGCTTATTTTCCTGTTAGCAAACAGGAATGGGTGAGTACATATTGTTTTTATTACCTAAGTAGGTAGGTTATACTTCTTACTTAACTCAATAAATATATTCACTCCAGTTTTGTTCATCAGCTAAATCCTTAATAGTGTAATACTTATTATCAAGGAAAGCATCCAAATCCTTAGTATTCTCAAAGGTATCAGGTCTAACACAATTAATAGCTGTAAATAGATCTGCTACTGTAGCTTTATTAGAAGACAACCAATCACCTTCTTCCTTACTAGAATCAACAATAGTATTCAATCTCTTAAGTTCCTTTTTACTATAAGCCTTCTTAGGTTCTGCTACTACTGCATCTTTACGCTCACCTTGAATACTAACTAGATCACAATCATCTGTAAATATAATAAACTTATTATACTTAAGATTCTTCTTTCTAATCTTGTACCAGAGTCTTACTATCCAATTATAATCTCTTTGTAATAGGATAGAACCTGGTTTAATTGACATATATTCCATATTCATATTATTCTCTGTCTAGTCGTAATACGATAGTAATTTGTACTCTATCTCCAATCACTTCAGGTATCAAAGCAGGATTAACCATCCATTCATCATCTGCTTTACCCTTAACAATCAGACCTTTATCTCTTAATCTTCCTATATATCTACTTAGATTATCACCTGTAATGCCTGTTGCGGCTTTTAGATAACGTCTGTTTTCTGTACTTATAACATTCTTACTGTAACCAGGGAGCTTTGGAGTATTAATATCTAATTCAATGAGTAATACCATTATATCCTGCTCCCTGTCAGTAAGCTAAAGTACGCCATCAAGCGATCTGAGGAATTCTCGATAAAGATCCGTTTTCTTAACTGTTTTAACTAATTTGTTCATTTATTCGGATCCCTATTACGAGTTTATTCATTAATAATATCTTTAATCTTGTTTAATACTTTAGTAAGGTTATAATAAACTGTATCAGCTTCTACTTTAACACAAGTAGGTACTTCTTGATTATTATAAGCCTCTTCGAGTTTCTTGTGATCTGTTTCGTACTGTTCTAAGAGACTATCAATCGTATTGGCAATCGTATCAAGCTTGTCTGACATCTCTTCCAACAAAGTATCGTCACAGCTACATTCATCCTCATCATCGAGTACAATGAGATAGCCCTCATCAACATATTCATCACAAGTATCTTTATCCATAAACAAAGCACGTTCACTCGTTTCGTCTTTAAAATAGAACTCAAACATTTCTGTTTCATCATTCCAAGTAAGGATATCACCTTTCTTACCACAAGCAAACTCTTTTACTACTTTATACTGTACCATAATAATTATTATTTTTAATTGTCTTAATAGTTGTTACAATTACATAAACGTGAAGTGTTAAAAAGGTAACTATATTTTAACATTTGTTAACTATTTAACTTAATGCAATAAAAAGGCTAGATCCGCAGACCTAGCCCCACAACAACTATTAATACGCATTAATACTTATTTCTTAACTTTCTTTGCAACACAATCATAAGATTTTACCAGCATACTATCTTTGAATAAATCAAAGTCTTTAGCAAATTTCTTATTAAATACAATAGTATCTCCTACTTCAAATTTGAGGAGAGTAGAATCTAGATTAGACCCAATTGCAAGTACGATACCGGTTCTCCACTCTGATTCAACTTCTTTTACTTCAGTCTTAGTATCAAACTTCTCATAACCGTCTACGTCTTTTTCACCTGTACCAACTGCTTCAGTAACTTCTTTCTTTAACATAATAGGCGCAAGAGGTTTAACTAAGATATCCTGCAGAGGAGTATATTCTAAACCGTTAACTACTGTTTCAAGTACTTTATCTTCCATATATTTTATAACGTATAATTTTTATCTTTGTTCTATTAATTTCAGTATGTTTCCACCCCAAATACAATTCCTTAAAGCCTTTGGGACACAATGTCTGGTATAGAAATAACAGCCGTCACAGCTACCATTGTCTGTCTTAACTACTTCAAATTTCTTACCTAGAATCTCTACTACTTTATTTTCTTTTGTTGGCATACTTCTTAAAGTTTAGTATAACCTAATATATTGCATGTACTATACCACCACCAATTATCAAGCCTATCCAGAATTCTTCTTTCATTATAACTCTATCTTTCTAAGTATATAACCCTGTCTACACAATTGTACAATTCTATCTGGACAGCTATTATTATATAAAGCACAACCTTTACAATACTTCTGAGAAGTATCTGTTTGTACTAATTGATAAGTGTTTCTATTATGATTTATGTACATACCTGAGTATGCCTCTATTTTATTAACTACTTTTCTTTTTCCCATAATACGTATTATATATACTTTAACTAAGTAAAGACATTATCTAAAGTAAGGACTATTAATACTGTCTAATCTGTCTTAGACTGTCTTTAACTGTATAGACAGTAACGTATAAAACACTACTTAGGTTCCCTTTTATATTAACTTTTTAACATTTATTAAGAACAATTATGGCTATTTAACACACAAAATTTAACATTTTTTAAGATAATAATTTCTTTACCTTCTCCTTACTCTGATAACAGGTTATAAAATGCAGATGCCGGTATTCCCCTTTTGCTTTAATCTTTATTATATTTATCAATCTCTTACTAGGATCTACTGCGATAGATTGGTCAACTAACTGTGCCTTAGCTATTCGTTTGGCGAATATCCTAATTCTACCTATATCATCTCTTTTACATCTTCTGAGATATCTTTCATTAAACCTATTTACATAGTGTTCACAACAGTGAAATATTACTATTTCATCTGTACTCATATCATGATACCAGCCGGAAATCTCTTTACTGAAATTAGTAAAGTATACCTTATAAATCAGTTCACGGCCGGCTCTTATATTGACAACAATTATCTTAGTGTTATCAACAGTAACCTCTACATAGGGGAGCGAATCTATACTATCCCCTATCTTCTGTATATAATAATGTGGATCGTATTTCATATATACATGAACGCAAAATGTTAAAATTTGTAATATAATTTAACATTTATTAAAAATTTTTTATAAAATAAAATTTTGGGAGAAAGGATGCGAGAGGTGACCAGCAAAGATTCACTCCCCCGTATTATGTATCGGCAGGGAACACCCTATGGCTGTTTTGCTCTATGGCGTTCCCTTTTCTATGTTCACATTTTTTAACTTTTTAAACTTTTTTGCTATGTTGTGTATTGTTAAACAATTTGAAAAGAGAGAAGACGAAAACCGTGAGTTACCGTATTATGTTATACGTGCTACTGGTACAGTAGGAGACGTAAACGCTACGAGTGCTTTTAACGATGATGGTACAATCAACGTTATGGCTATGCAAAGTAGGGTATACAATTTCACGAAAACCATGTTTCCAGCCACACGAGAACTATGCGATAGTCTGGAGAGTGGTATGCCCGTAGACGATGATAATAATGTAACAGAGGAACGCAAAATTAACCTTATGTTATATCAGTGGAATACGGGTAAAAAGTTTCATATCCTTAACAGGGATGGCGAATATTATTCGGATGAAAAAGAAGTCGAAAAAACGAGCGACGGCACGGCAAGGGTTAACGGTAAAGTGATACCAAAAGGACAAAAGTATAAAACAACTGAGTTAATACCTCGTGTGTATTCTAATATTAGTCTTGTGCTGTTCTGTGATGCCGAAGAAAATAGTGTCGAAGGTAAACCGGAGGAACTTGCCGAACGTAACTTTAAAAGAGGTCTTGAAAACGGTACGTATGTTTTAGTAGATTAAAATATATGGCTTTTTCTCTCAATGTGTGAAGCGTAGGGCTTAATAAGCCTTGCGCATTCTGCATATCACAATTGAATGTGAACATAGCGAAAATTAGTCAATAATCAAGATATAATCACCGCTGACAGACCGGGAATAAGAATAGTCTGTCAATTTAAAAAACTCAATAACTTCGGAGTAGCGTAAGCTACGGAGTTGTGTAACAATCCCAAGACATTGAGGGCACCAGTTTCTTTATTATAAAATGTAAGCAAACTATTCCAACTAGAATGTGAGTTGCGACTTATAAAGTTTTAGGTGTAAAATGCAAAATCAATGGGGATATCAAACGTCTCCAGAAGAATATTGTGACAATCTATGTGATTGGTACAATATATATGACAAAGAACAATTAAAGGCAGATATTGAAGATGCATATCATAGTCAGGAAATTACTAACTAAAACATTATATATTATGAAAGGTTTTATTATTTTCTTTGTGTATATAGTATTAACTCTTATTATACTATCTTCTCTCGGTCCAACAACTAAGGCAGGAATGGGTTACTATGCTGCTTTTAGTACAGTGTACGTAAGCATATTAGCTATCATAATTGGATGCAAAGAAGAAGATAATGAAGAATAAAGAATTTGCTATCTGTTTAGCCATAGCAATATCGTTATGGCTAATCAGTATTGTGTCCTTCCATTTGTTTGGAATCTAATAATATAATATAGATTTTCGCAGAGTAATTATTCTATGAAATGCAAATCATCTACTTATGTCGTGAGACATTATTTAACCACGTTAAAGTATAATAATATAAGTTAGGTATGCCCTTATAAAGACTTAGGTAGCGCTAAGGACTATATTATTATACTTCTTTTCTTAATGCAGCCGAGTGCCGGTGACAAGCCCGACAGAATGCAGAGTCAAGAAAAACATAATCCTATTTACTATGCACAAGTAAAGACCGATTATGAATCCACGTGGTAGATGCAGTTGTAGGTTCCAACTGGTGCACATCTTATTAGAGACAGCAACCAAGCTCGAAGTAAGCAGAGCGAAGACAATTAGCTATACCTCGATAGGCTTAATGAGGTGCTTAACAGTCTAACACTAACTGAACAATAAGTGTTAATACTTTAGTATCTAACTATTATATCAACACAATGATATATGAAAACTCGTGTATGATGTATATCTCCCTAATTGGGGCGTTACGACGTTCTAGAAACGTAGTATGAAGGCGCAGAGGCGTTAGAACTAAAGTATTTTAATAGAGTAAGAGAAAATGAGGTCTTATATCTGACAGCTCTTAGCATAGCTTGTAGTGGTGTTTTCCATAGCTATATTAATGCGCTTACTCTATTTCTACACTGTGTGAATCAGTGTCAACTTTGTGGGGCTTATATCTTAGGAGCGCATATAAATAAACCTATATCTCAATAGAAGGAATAATAGTTGCAAATAGTATTCTGGAAATTCTTTTATAGTTATGTTTATACCTAAGTATTAGTGCAGAGAAATCAAAGACATGTACCGTATAGGAAGAAAAAGCTAGTGTACAAAGTAAAATCCAGGGACGTGGCTGTCCTATAACATTTTTCAGTAAGCCAGAGAGTATGTTCAAAGGATAATCATACTCTCCTTTTTAAGGTGAGAATCCTTGACAAGCATGTGGGGCTTATATCCTTAGCTGTCCACTTAACTCGTGCTGTAGTTAAGAGAGGCAACCAGCAAGGTATTAGTGCAGACTTTAAAATCATGCAGTATAACAATCTTCCATATACTAATACAATAGAGAGCTTCTGAATCATGTTATACTTATTAGTCCTAAGCGTAGGATAGTCCTCAACTTATTATGTTCCATTAGCTTAATATGGATTTGTGGAATACTAAGAGTAGTATTGCTAGTATGTTTATATGTGAATATAGGTATACTAGTTGCACTCATAAGGCAGCCTTCACGTGGCGAGTGTGTTAAGTAATAGGTTAAATAAATCTTCCAGTTTGTACCTATGAAAACTAATGCCTTATAAAATTAGTCAAAGTCTTTTATATCAATATATATTGTTTAATTAAAATTATCAAAATTATGAGACAAAGTGTAATTAATTACGTGAAAGAGAACGGTATTAAGTTAGCTGCTAATTCAAAGGCATTAAAACTTATCAACAACGGAGCATCCGAGGCAGAAGTAGCTGTAGCTTTGCAGACTACAAAGGCATATAAAGAGGATTCTACTCTTCGTCAGATGTGCCAAGAAGTTGTTGCTGAGGCTGGCAAGGAACAAGCTGACAGTGCTAAAAAACCAGAGAATCATTCAAATTCTACTCGTGAAGGAGAAAATGAACGATACTAGTTTCATTCAATACAGATTTTGATTAAAGGGTTAGGTTCTTAGGAATCTAACTCTTTTTTAATTAAATTAGAAAGATTATGACTAAGTGGCAAGAATCGTGCATTACAGCACTCGCTTCATCCCCAATGGCATGGGAAGCCTTTAAAATGAAGCAAAGAAACAGAAAGTTATTATGGCAATATATAAATCGTATATGGCCATATAAACTGATTGCAGGAACGAAAGTAAATAAAAATAAGAAAGATCTTCTCGCTATTGCTAGAATACTAAAAAACCTATCATCTACAATTCAATATTATGTTCCAGGTATAGAAAGGGCAAGTTGCATAGAAAACGTTGATGTTCAATTTGATAAAGTAGACTGGCTTTGTATTAAAAATATTATATCGAAAGAAGATAGCGAATATAAAAGAATAGTTAGAGGAGCATATGGTGGCAATCACTTATTTTCTTTAGATTACACTTACCTAGATGATGATAATTTTGAAAGTTGGTGTATGTCTGAAGGCAATTGTAATCTAATAGATGTTCTTAATACTTGTTTTGGGGAGAGTTATCTCTATAATCATTGTTATATAACTGGTATAAGATTTTATTCTAACATTACAAATACATATAATATGTTATTGCAAATGCAAGATGAAATAACTTATATTCTGTGTAAGATAGTTAAAACTATTGAAGGTGTTAAAGGTAATACTTTAAAGTACACCTTAAAAGACAGAAGAAAATATAATTCTTTAAATGTCGGTATTGAAATAGAACATGATGCGGAATATCCTACACCAGATAAGATTCAAAGAGCTATCTTACTTAATAACTGTGTATCATATGATTCAGGTTATGATGGCAACTCTTCTAATAGGCTACGAGAAAATCGTATTCAGTTAAATGGTATTAAAGGCTTAAAAGGCTTGTATATACTATTAACTAATATGAAAGAAAATTGTGCGATTGCCAAAAATAGTAGCGTACATATGCATATTGATTGTAAATATGACAACTTCTTTATGGATCGTAGTAAATTCTATAAAGGAAGTGAAAAAGATTTCATATATAGTATGGTAGATGTTCTAGCTATTAGAATGAATAAATATCAATCTAATACGGATAGTGCTTTGCAAATTATATCGGATATTGTAGAATATGAAGTTACTAGATGTCATTTTAATACTAGTGATTATACTAGATATAATAATGAATTTAACACTATAGAATATCGATTCGCGAAAATAAATTTTAACTATTCTGATTATGTTATACAAATTTTGACATTTATTCATATAACGGAGTGCATTAAGCATGATGCTCCGTTTAACATTCAGTATTTAAAGTTACTATATAAAGTAATGAAGAATCTGAATAATAATTAGGTTTCCGATCTAACACTGAAATTGCTAGCATTCAGGTGTTATACAGGAATTAGCGTAGACTAATCTTCTAGAGAATAGTCATTTATCGCTCGGTTTATCTGTTCGTTCCAGTAATTGCCAAACGAAAAACAGATGGGCACACATGAAGAGGTAGCTGTCGAATTGTGTGTGTAGTTGTTTTGTTTATATCAATATTTAGCCTTCGTATTATATTAGAGGAATACATGTCACTAAATAAAGATATAAATAAGGCAAACCTCTGCCCTATAGTTTAATTCTGTAATCAATACAGAATGAGTATAAAACAACAGTATGATACTTACTGTTATCTAGGTTCTCAGTCCTAGTAGGGTACTATCTAAGAATTTTAACTAAAATCAATTTAGTATGAAAGAAAAACCAAAGAAATCAGTTCGAATGTGGGTTGCAAGAGAAAAAAATGGAGCGTTATTTTTGTTCTGTGAAAAACCAAAAAAGAGTAAATCTTACTGGATAAATTCAAATACGTTCAATAGTCTAGTACTCCCAAAAGAAGCTTTTCCTAGTGTAAAATGGGAAGACAATGAACCTACAAGAGTAATTATTAGATTAGCGTAGTATGATTATAAGAAGAAACACTTCAGAAAATATACTTGCCACTATTAGTGAATCACTAGTAATAATAGTTGTTATAATTATAGTAGCAGTATCATTAGTCAAATATTCTAATAATAAAGACTATTACAACTATATAGAACTTAAAGCACAGTATAAGAACTATATTGTGACTAATAAGTATATACGGAACTCAGACACTTATGTGTTAGAACTCATGAATCCTTTTAGTAAAAAGACTAAAGAGGTATATGTTAGAGATTATCTATATTATAATACTTATTTTGTAGGAGATACTATAAAATGACGAGAAGTAAAAGTCAAAAGTACATATATCTATGTAGATATAATAAGAGTAAGCCTTATCGTGTGATAATACGTCACAATGGTGAAAATATCCAAGTGGGAACATTTGCTACATTTCCTGAAGCTCTTGAAGCTCGTAATAATAAATTACAGGAATTAGAAGCAAGAGTACCTATTAGTATTCTTACTAGAGTAAGTATTAAAGCAGCTATTAGAGAAGTTATAGAAGATTTAGAACAAGTAGCTAAGTCAATAAAAAATATAGACAGAGTTAGTTTTAATATAATATCTAATCAAATTAAACAGTTATCCAAAATGTTAAACAAATACTAATCAAAATTATGTTTGAACAAGTAAAAGATTACAAAAGTGCTTGTAAAGTATTAGGTATTAAACCTATTGACAAGCGTAGGAAATTAGAGGAGCATGTACTGCTGTATATACAGCTATGTACTATTACTCAAGCAATTAACTTTATTGCTAACGGTAATAAACCATGGATACCAGAGTACAAACAAAGTAAACTAATTAAAACATGGTACAGTTGGTGGCATATTGATTGGGACAAGATTAAAGATGGTTCCTCTGCGGGTTTGTTCGGTCTGTCTTCTGGCGATGACCTTAGTGTTGCGGGTGCTGGTGTGGATACACATCTACGATTTATTAGTGAAGATGCCGCAGAATATGCAGCTAAAACGTTTAAACCATTATATATGAAACATATCTTTGGAATCGATTAATTTATTATTAACTAAAAACATTTATCAAAAATGGAAAGCCAAAACAAAAACGGGCTTATTTATACCCTAATTTTCAGTATTATCGCTTTCATTGTTAGTATCGGTACTGCTATTAGCGTACGTACTAATATTATGGACGATATTAAAGATGCTATTAACCCTGATAAGGTTGAAAGTGTACAAACTACGGATACAACAACGTATACCGAACCGGTAACTATCGATGACATTCTCCAGTTCCGAAAGGATATTAAAGAACAATCTCGATATGATTCAATATTTATGAATATGCCGGATGTAGCCCTTATTGCAATACTTATGAAAGGAGGCACTGAAATGTCGAATAGTGACATAGCCAAGGAGTATTTGCAAAACAGGAAGGACTACGATAATGTAGAATTTGGTGCACAAATTAATGATACTTATAAACAAAATAAGATTACACCAGATTCTATACCGAGGAAATCTACGGCTGATATACCTATTAAAGATGAATAAAAATGTCCTTTATATTTAGTTATTGATAATTATTGCACTTGTTCGTGAGAATAGGTGCAATTTCTCAAATAAATATCTTCAGAAAATGACAAACCTGTGGGGCGTAAGTAGAATGCATATCGCATCTTTATACCCTTGAATACGGTAATAGTGGATAAAGTACGAGATATCCGTATTTGTATTCTATGATCGTGCAGACGTTAAAATCAGGTACTCCAATAAGATTTAGTTTTGCAGCTATTTCTGCTTATGAGTTAAAACTAAGGGAGAGCTTAAAATTAAATTGAGACTATTCTAGTTTCGGCAAATAAGTAAAAAGCGTTTTACGAAGTCTCTTATTAACAAATGTATGGTGGATATTAACCATTAAACAAAAATCCAGAATATCCTGGTCGTCGTCAATTGAGTTATTAACTTTTAAATATTTAAAAGATGAGTATTTTAAAAAAAATTTATTTTAAGTGGAAAGCATTTAAAATGCGTTCTCGGGCTAAATCAGAGGCTCATAAAAAGCTCTTTAGTAGTCCACTAGCCTATACAAGGGCTATAAATGAAATTGATTGTCTTATTAATGGACATCAATGGAGTAGTGAATTCAATCCTAAAACAGAGCTTAATAAGCGGTTTAAGGATAGAGTATACTGTAAACATTGTGGGGTTCGTTATCATCAGCATACTTATAAAGAGGCAAATTAACTATGGTACGAATTTATAAAAATGATATTGCTTATATTGTTTGTGAAGTAAAGATATTCAAGAATGATATATCTATTGGTACTACAAATAGTATAATCAATGAGTCCTACATAAAACAAATTATCAAAGATCCTAGTGATAATAGTACTATAATATCGTTAGAAGGTAGTTTTAGTATTATTGTAAATGAGAACTATGATGATTTTATCATTGAGTTCTTCCGTCCGGATCCTATTGCAATTAACAAACAACTAGCAGAAGGAAAACAAAACAAGATAGGTTTTCAACATATTAATCAATAATATTATGAGAATAGTAATTTTTGGTATTAAAGATGATTCACTCACTAGTGAAGAGATTAAAAAATCACTCTCTAAAGCCTTTCCTAATGAATGTGGAAATATTGTAGCTATAGAAACAAGCTATATTGCTGGAAGAGAAAATTGTGAAAGTCAAGATAGTGCTTTTATCAAGGCTTGTAAACAACTTTGTGTTGTATGTGGTGATCCTACTGAGGAAGAAGCATTTAGAGGAGCATTTTGGAAAGCGTTTTTTGTTGATAAGGCTATTGAGCCTATTATCCTTAAAACAATTGCTACTGGTCCACGATCAACGAGAGAGTATAATATACTGAAAAGTATGAATGCGGAATTCCTTCCGAAGCTTGCTATTTCAGCATTAACAACCCTTAACGAAATGTAATTATGGGAAAGACGTTTAAAGACAGCTCTTATGCAATTAAGTCTGTAAACAAGAGAACAAAAACAACACGTAGAGCTAAATTACAGCCTTATGATCGTAAATCTTTTAAATCTATAAGCTGTGAGTAGATTAATCTGCAACCGGAAATTAAAAGCAACTACTCTTAATTTAATTAAGAATGATTGCCCGTTACAATGTAATAAACAACATTGTGATGTATGTCAGTTTAGAGATGATAACTCTAAAAAGACACAAACTAAAATAGTTACTGTCAATGCTCCTTCGCCAGAGGCATACGGCAAAGAATTATATTATTAACCCTAAACAAGTTAGTATGGTGCAGTCAACCCAAGCTACTATTTACCAACCAAAACCCTAATGGAAGCTTAGAAATAAGCAAGAGTACAATGGACTATACAACGGTCAACCAGGTATTACTATCTAGGTCAGGTGAAGGAAAGGGGTTGCCTATGAATAAGGAATACGAATAAATAGGATAGTAGCATTAAGGGTATATAGCTTTGATCGGCTATATACCCACAATAAAAGTTAACTATAAAAATAGCAGGAGTATTGTATAACATAACGAAGGCCTACCTGTAGAGAGTGCTGTGAAATAGATTATTCTATGAAGTATGGCTTAATTCTGCACGCGAGTTATACTTTAGTTAACTTTAAAGAAATTGACTGTTAGGTCTATTGAATCGTCGTTTGGACACGGGTTCGACTCCCGTATGCTCCACTATGTTCGTTCGACTCGAACCAGTGGCAGCTCCTGTGATGGGTAACTCTTCCTCATGTGTGAAATAACACAAATGGCAACTGAGCTGCAATCGGGGCATTATGGTTTTGACAGCGACATAGAGGAGATAGAATAGGTCAATAAGCAGATAACTGGCAATACAAGTTATGTAACAGATTATACTCGCTTAGTAGCGTAATAATCTGAACGGCTCGCCATTGTCGTAAAAGGCTGGAGTAAGTAGTTTTATAAGGCTTAGAAACGCTAACACTAATGATGTTAGAAGAGAGAGGTTCGAATCCTCTCCTTACCGCTATTTAATTATCAAAATTATGAGAACTGTTAAACAAATAAAAGCGTATAAAAGGAACTTTACAATTATGTATCTTACTGGTGTATTAACAATGCTTAATCGCATTGATAAACAAATGAGAAATTATGTATTAAAAGGTGCTTTGAATAGTGTGTGTAATAGTATAAAGTATCTATTAATTCTTATTAAAGAAACAAATTACGAAGATTCCTTTTATGGTGAAACTCAAAAAGATGTAAAGTATGAGTGTAAAGAAAGCAATCAATGACATCCTACCTCAAGAGTGGGATTATGTTCTTAGAAAGAACAAAGTTCTAACAAGAGTAATAGATTTAATCTATGAAAATTGTATACCTCAAAGCTGGCGTAATAATAGAATGCATAAGCGTTCTGTTGAACGTATAAGACATCTAATTCGTAATTGTCCTTTTATAGATTGCTTTGATGCAAGAGCAACTAGTGAAGGATATGATTTTTGGAAAAGAATTGATTTAGAAATTATAAATTATAAAGAACAATGTCGGTAAAGAAAATTGAAATTGTTCCTTGGGTAAAGTTTAACGCTCAAGGAGTCAAAGACGAATTAGAAGCTTTAGCTCAGTCTTGTATCAGTAAAATGGATTTTCTTTCTCAGATTAAGGATAAATATGAACTTTCTTTATCTGATGCAAAGGTAGTAGCAGACAAATTTTTCAAAAAGGAGGAATAAAATATGTTAGAACTTAAAAAACCAGGCTTATATATAGCCAATGGAAAGAACATTAGTGTTCTAGTGAGAATTGCAGGCACTGCGCCATGTTTGGTTGCTGTCAGAGGTATTTTACTGAATGACATGCAAAAAGACGGTACTATCACAGTACTAGAAAAAGACAGTCTTGAACTACAAGACATCGTAGCTAATCCGAAGTCATATGTATTTGACTATCCCTCTGTAAGTGAGGCAGTCAAAAATGCATTAGGCTTAGAGGCTACTGAGAGAACTAAGATTGAGTATACGGAACAAGAGTTTAACGATTTCATTCAGGCTTATAAGAACAACAGAAAGATGTTCCCTGAAGATTATATTGTGAAAACTCAAGTTGTATTCATTAACAAAGGTTTCTCAAAATCTCAGGCAGATATGATTATTGCTCAAATTGAAACAAGGTTAAGGCTTCAAGGAGAGTTGTAATATGAATGTCATTGAGTATTTGCAAGATAAATTGGAGCCTGAATATAGGTTCTATTCAAGTACGTTACCTATAGTAACTACACCTGATATGCCTGTACCATTTATGATAAATGAAAAGGTATATGGATGTGGTAAATTCAATATAGGTTCTACTTGGTATAAGTTAGTAAAAGATAATTCTATAGAAGGTGCAATATTCTATGGATTACCTAATGCTCTTATTACTAGGATTAAACATCCAGAAATAGCTACTATAGCTAAAAGAGTTCAAAGTAAGATATTAAATGTTATGATTACTGATATTCATAACTCAAACTCTAAAACAGAGTTAGTACAGTTAAGAATTGCGGTAAACATGATTATGAATTTAACTTATCTTGATTCCAATAAAAGACTAGAATGGTCTAATTGGATAAAAGAACTCTATTGGAAAAGAAAAGCTGTAATTAATCAATATATATTGGATTACATCCTTCCTTTCTGATCTTAGGACTATGGCTATTGAGTTAGCCGTAGTCCACTAAAAATCTAGCTACTATGAAAGAAGAAGAAAAGCTTCTTGTAGAGCAAGCTAGAGAAGGTTCCGAAAAAGCTTTTAATACACTTTATAATAACTATTATAAAACAGTCTGGTATACTGCTAATAATGTAGTACATAATTCAGATGCAGCAGATGATATAACATCTATGGTGTTTACTAAAGTATATCTAAAGTTACAATCTTATACTAATCATATTTCATTTGAAATGTGGTTAAAGACAATTACAGTTAATACTGCAATTGACTATATAAGACGGAATAAAAAAGAGCAGTTAAATAACTATATTGATGATGAGGAGTCAAAGATTCAATTAAGCGGATTAGAACACAGTCCAGAAGATGATATGATATTTCAACAGAATATTAATATTGTTATGGAATGTATTCCTCGTCTTAAGAAAAAGTATAGAGATTTAATATATGCTCGACTTGATGGGAAATCCTATCAGCAAATTTCACAAGAGCTTGCCATACCAGAAGTAACAGTTAAAACCTGTTTAAATAAGGCAAGACAAAGACTAAAACAATTATTTAACCAATATTAACCAATACTTACAAATTATGGCAAATTCATTTGGTCTATTGCTTGCTGCAATAGTGATATGTTTCATCATCGCAAGATTGATGAAAGATGCCAAAGCCTTTTCTAGATTAATGGCCATTCTAGTAATAGGCTTACTTGTAGGTGCAGGAGTTAAAGAAGTATATAAGGAATGTACTTCTACTCCTGAGAAAGCTGCAGTGGTTACTGTAGAATCAGCCCCCACGTATAGTAGTAATACACCCGTTGTTTGGAATGTATTACCTTGCAATCAGGACTATACGGGTAAGGAAAACAAGGCTGAACGTGACAGTACAGTAACTGAAGCAGAAGGATTACCTACAGCGAGAACTGAAAGTAAATTTATAGATGACTCGTGACTGCAGAGATTACATCTCAGAGTTAATTTATTTTATTTACAAGTATATAACCTATTAACTTATAGCGAAGGAGCGCTACATTATCAAAATGGCAAAAGTTAGTAAAAAAGCTGAGAAATTAGCTAAGAAAAATAAGGCAAAGGTTGAGGAACAGTCAAAGACTCAAGATACTGTAGCTACTACAGTAGAAGCGCCGAAACCTGATAAAAAGCCTGCGGAAGTAGTGGAAAACAAAGAAACCAAAGATAAACCGCAGGTTAAGGACGAAAAGACCAAGACCGAAGGGGAAGTTATTGTTCCTGAAGTAGTAAAACCGGAAAGTGTTGCTATCACAACATCTACCTCATTGGGTGGAATGCTTGGTAGTGATGGCTCTAAGGACCGCATTGACAAGAATCATGCGATTGAGCTTATGGGCATTATTCGGAACGAGTATTTGACTAACCCAGAAACTCCTGAAAAGGTAAAAAAAGCAATGAAACGTCAGTTTGACGTTATGACATCTGTTGCTTTAGTACAGTATTTCACTCAGCTTGAAGGCGACTTCCAGACTATGGGAGTACGTATTAATGCCGAAATGCGTGAACAAGCAGAACGCGTTCTTGGTGAATACCTTGGCATTAAGGTGAAGTATATGCAAGCAAATGATAATTCTCGTCAGTTAGTACTTGAGTTCAAGGAAGTGCCTGAGGAAGTGAAGGAAAACGCTAGAAAGGATGCAGCTGCAGCTAAGGAAGAAATTCCTGAACCAGATCCTAATATGCCAGCTGCAGATAAGTTGAAAGCTCTCCGTACTATTTTCTCACAGAAAGAAGGTATTGGAAAGAATTTCCTTCAGGGTATTGAATGGGGACGTAAGGCATTCTCATTCAGTAAAGAAGAAAAGAAGGCCGTTGTGCTTGCAAATCTCATTAAGAGTGGAGCAGATGCAACACTGCTTACCTGCATAAAAGGTATGGTAGGAGGCAAGTTGAATACTGAGCATAGTATTCTTGGTGCACATGCTCTGTTGAAGGGCTGGTGTCCAAGCGTCAGTGATGCAGAAATTGCAGAACTTATTCAGGTAATCGTTTCAATCAATTCCGAAAAGAAATTGAAGGAATGGAACGAGAGAGCCGGTGACAATCTCAAAACAACCTTAGAGAAAGAACTCAGTGCCGTTACTCTCAGTATTCTTACTGCAAATGCAGATAAGGCTATTGATGCTATCCTGAAAGGAAAAGATGATGAAGTAACTGTTATGAATGCTGATCAGAACGGCTTTGTAACTATTCATCCATCTGCTATTTACAAGACACTTGTTTCTACATATGGCGATTCTCCAAGTATCCTCAAGGATAAAGTCGCAGAACTTGTCAAATATTATGCGAAACCTATCGCAAGGTTTGCAGATTATGTAGACAAAAGTGCCTATTCCGACAAATAATCAATATGAAACGGATTAATTTGTGGATCACACTATTCGTAGTGTGTCTTGGAGGATTTATTGGATTTGATCCAAATTCTCCGTCTCAAACTTTAGATGCAAGTCAGACTATGATTCGTTGGGTAGACGTACCTAAAACACCAGTAGACGTACTTGGTTTGAATTCTAAGTCTATCAATATCAATCTTAAGGATGAGACTGTATCTGTTGACGGTGACGTCAATAATACTTCTGTGACAATTACAAGGGACGTTGAAACACTCCCGGAGTTTAAAACCAAGGTAATTGAAAAGGTAATTTATTTACCTGAAGACATTGCCTATAGAACTAAGTTTTTTAACAGGTTAATGCCTATTAATAAAACTTTACCAGTTAAAAACTGGTAATCTGCCGAAGATAAACGCAGACCGCTAATAGAGATGCACAAGCGGTATATAAGAGCTATAAGTGTAAAAATTCATTACTTGAGCCTGACTAAGCCGTGTGATGTGAGCAATACAGGATACTGAAATGTATAAGTAATAGCAAACACTATTCTATTTATACTATAGTATGATAACTTGTTGTGTTATAAAATTGTTCTATAACTGAAGAAGCAACAAGAAAATGGGAGAGCGTGCGTAACCCATAAGTGAGAACCGACTGGTGACTAAAAGACGCAGATGTGGAAGGAGCAGCTATCGCATCTAAACAAGGCAAAGGGGTATCGTTCACCTCTATACATATCCGTTTTAGCTATTTCAAAAGCAGAATCACGAAGGGATGTGAACACGTGCTGTATGTTGTCATTTAAATCTGAATCGACTAGCATTCTAGGGTAGTCTCCAAAACTCCCCTGTGCAGGGCGGTAACCAATCCGTTGGCCAAAGAATACTAACCTAGTGTTTTACATATATTTAAAATCTTCACTCGTATCGAAGCGCATGATTCAATTGGGAATGGACATTATTTGTCTAAATATATGTATATAAAGGGGTAAATTATATAATAATGAGCAGAAATTGAGACAAGACATGGCTGAGTAGCAATGATCCATATAGAACTTCATTTGTATTGAAGCTATATGACTGATTAACTGGATTAGGTGCAAAACCTATACGCAATACAGTGAACGTAAGAGTTAGCTGTTTGGGAGAAATCCCTATGGAAAGTAAATTGCGTGTCTTACAGCTTGAGATATTTCATATATAGTTGCAATTACTATACTGTTTATGACAAATAAGCAGAATGAAGTTAAGGTTATTATATAATAAAGTGACTTGTCAGTAATGTCACTATAAAATCTAACGTGCTTTGCACTGGAGTATAAACTGACTAGCGCCTGAAGTCCGCGATAAGACTATTGGTTGATAGATATAGGATTAGTATAAATATATCTATTTCGAAAGAAAAGGGAGTGGGCCAGGACCACTATTAAAACTTGGAAAGTTGAAGTAAAGTTACTTTAGTACTAAGGTTTGCTATAAATAATTTGGTAAGAGCTATGCACTCCAGCATAGAGCAGGATCTTACAAAGCATCCTAGAGGCCGACACGAAGCAGAGTGGAAGTAGTCTGTGTATTGCCTTAATAAGCAGCTTGCATATTAAAGAGAATATGAAGAAGGTAAGACTTATTAATGAGTGCCTACGCTGAATCGAACAGCTATAACAAATAAGGAGAGTGTCAATATGTTCAACTTAAAAACAATAGGGAAGTTCAATGGTAGTAAGTTTGACAAGCTTACAAGCCACCCCGCTATCGAAGAACCTTGCTACATGAAATTTCGTAAAGTAATATGCGCAACATATTACCTAAGAAGATCGCTGAGACGATGCTTTAGTACCTCTCATTAGGGTATGTCGTTGAATGGTTGGAAATACCATGAGGTGAAGTAGTAACCCGAGATTTGTCGCAATGTCGGAAGTGAATTTGTCCGGAAGTGGGTGTCTTGAAAAATTAGGCAGCTTTTGTAACAGTGTTTTAGTAACGTTTCTCAACAGAAACGACCCTCATTCGCCAGATCCTATTTAGGATAAGAATGTTGTAATTCCTATATGCCTGTAGACATACCAGTTGTCGATGATAGGCTCTGTATATTATACTAGTACAATACTTATGCTAGATTATATGATATATGGTACGGCGTTTTCGTATTGAAAGTTCAGCTTAACGTAAAAAAGGTCTGAATGAATAAGCAAGAGTTGATAGACTTTTTGTAAACAAATAATTCTATCTATAAACATACAGAATATTTTCATAAATTGACATATTTTAATCGTTTAAGTGAAAGTAGATAGCAGAAGAACAGTTGACTCATACGTCTTATGAGTAAAGTCCTACGGGGAATACTGAGTATGAAGAATCAAGTAAATTACAGATTTTATCAGACATTAACAGATTTACAAGTAAACTTCAGAATATGCAATAGCATTACGATCTAGTAAGTGAGTTCTACTATACTTATACACATTAACAGTAAATTACAGATTTTATCAGACATTAACAATTCGTCGTATTACTGAATACATTATTGAGATTAATTAACCTCTTTCAAAGCTTTATTAAAGCGGCTCTAAGAGACTGAGCAGGTTAGCAGAATAAGAGTAATACGCTAAATTTAAAAATTAGTATTAACAAAAAAATGATTGTATCTCGCTAAGAAATCAATCTTAAAATCAAGTAGGAGATATTAAAATGGAAAAAGCAACTATTAACGGTGCCATGATTGCTCCGTATCGGGCAGAGTTAGAAACTTGGAATCTTATCGGTAAGAAGATTCTGACAGTAAAAGCAGAACCGGCTGATTTGGAATATAATGACAAAGTTCGGGCAAATGAACTTCGTCTTGTTCGGCCGATTATGAAGTATGTAATCGAAGAAATTGACATTACGGGTAGTCGTATAACTTGTCTTCCTGACGGCTGTACGCCGGTCATTGAATTGAACAATGATCCGTCTTTGCAGTTCAAAATTGGACCCGCCAAGTTCAATGAAGTAAACAATGAAACTATCGCTCAGGCTATTGAGTTCAATAGTAAACCGACTACAACTGGTCGTGCTCCAATCTTCTTTACTGATTATCTGAAGTTGACTGAACATGTCAACCGTCTGAACGGCTTCGAGATGGAAAAGGCTGATCAGATTGCAGAAGAGATGTTAAATCTCTCCAAGATGCTGAAGGAACTTAACAATCTTCAGGCTTCTAACTGTGATCGTTATTATGACGAGCTCGGTACTCCGATTAAAAAATAACGAAAAGTTCTCGTAAAGGATGAAAATACTTTCTGATTCTAAGAAATTATTACTTGAACTCCTTTTGAAAGATACTCGTATTAGTAGTGAAATTCTTCTTAATGGAGAAATTCCTGAGTCTATTAAGGTTCATGACGATGGGTCAGTAACCTTTTATAGAAGTAGACAGCATTGGTGGAGTTGGCTGTTTCAGGATAAAAAAACTTACGAGTTTCGGGAGTTGAGTACAATGATGCTTGCAGCTTATAGCAAGTATCTACCGCCAAATAAGTATCTCAATAACATTCTTACTCAGAAAGTTATTGAAGAAGCTTATAAGACTCATGATTATGAGTCAGTTATCAATCGATTTGCTTTGTATGCTTTTCTAGGTGTAACAGAAGGGGATTACAAAATTAGTAAAACTATGCTGATAGACGATGATCCACAGCAACAGCAAAAAAATGCGCGTGGACAAAAAATAGGCTCATGTATTGGCTATCTTAATTTAGGTGGTGGAGACATGGCAATCAATATTAATCTCATAGAAGATTAATTATTCATGAATAAGTATTAGCAGATGTACGCTTATTCCATGCTTAGAATTGAATAGACTCATCAAAAGAGTATTTAGTAGATATGTAAAGACTATAGTAAATAGATGTAAATGTTATTAAAGTAGTTATGTATCGAATAAGAAATGGAGATGTTTATATAAAACCACAAGAGCCCAAGATGATGGGTCAGGGCTTCTTGGTTTTTTTATCTGCTAGTAGATAATGACCGTAAGGTTAATAAGGCAAGCTTGAAATAATTAGAGCTACTCTTTCGATAGAGCTACTAGCACTACAGGTAAGCGATTTCTAATATACGTTATTTTAATCAAGTATTAACTTTTTAAAAATCAACATATATGACAAGATCAATTACAACAAATATTAAGCCAAACATACTCATTACAAAACGTGATAAATTAACTGCAGAGATTACTCGTAGCTGGCGAATTATAGCTACAGAGAATGTAGTTAAAAAAGGTTTTACTCGTAATTATGATTTACGAGCATTACTAACTCATATTCGTGCTATGTACGAAGAGCTAGTAATTCTTAAGTTACGAATCCAGTGTGCTAATATGGGAATGAAGTTTAAAGATCTTCCTAAGGATGCTAACATTATTAACATTTATAAGCTATCAGCTTTAAATGAATTCTATGTTAAGCTAGGTGAAATGGCTAAAGAGCATACAATTAATCCTGTGCTTAAGGCTAAAAAAGGAAAACGTAATTTAGGTATTACTGAAGAACTTACACGTACATATTTCCGTAATATGCAAAATGGATGTTTGTTAACATTGAATAGTTTGCGTAAAGCAATTGCTGATTTCAATGACAATACAGATTTGAGTGATGATTCTGCACCTTTGTATTTAGTAGCATAACATTACTCTTTATTGTTTTTCATAAAAATTTTAAAAATTAATGAGTGAAAGGAGTAGTAGGAATATTACTCCTTTTTATAAAATATTACAACTATGAACAAAACTGATCAACAGAAAAATAATACATATATAGACTACTGGACAAAAACCGGTAAGTCTTCTAAAGAAGCTAATCAATCTATTAAGATTGCAAAGACTGTAACTTATACAGATAAAAGTGGTACAAAACGTACTCGAACTACATTTCAACATCCTATTTTAAAGGATATTACGTTTAGTAAACCGCATATTAGAAATAGCGGTCTTACTGAGGAAGAGAAGAAGGAACGCTTTGACAAAGCTCCTTTCAGTGACTATCATGACAAACTGATTAACTCTACTTATAGTAGAGAGAACCGTATAGCTAAACAGCAAATGCTAAAGGCTATTCATGATGAGAAAATACAGAGTATTATGTTTAAGAAAGCAACGCATAAACTTGCCGTAACTAAATATAACCAAGGAGATTGTCCTAATTTATTAGTAGTAAAATTATATAATAGTAATAATCTACCATATGATTTTAGTAGTACACCATCTCGACTCAGTTTAGAGGAACTTCGCAAGAAAGCTGAAACTATGAACTTAGAATTCAGCAAGTCAATACGAAACTATGCTGGAATTGAAATTTGGGAAAAATCAGAATATATGAAGAAATATAATGGCGGAAACTATCGTTTCCGTATATTCCGAGAAAAACAAGACAGTAAATCAGAAAAAGAAACCAAATTAGCAGCATAATGGATGAAATTACAGCATTAGACATTATCAGTATTAAGCGAGAAGCAGCAAAACTTATTCGAGTAAATACTGAAATACGTGAAGGACAAGCTATATACATAGCAGCTCAGAAAATGTTCCCTAAAGCAGTTGATAAGTTGAAACATACTAAAGTTGATTGCTTCTATGAAGATTCTAGAATAGATTCGTTTCTACTAGAGTTACAGAAATTAAACAATAATTAAAGCCAGAGCTAGGAAACTAGCTCTTATTGTGGGGTGGAGCAGTGGTAGCTCGTAAGGCTCATAACCTTAAGGTCGTAGGTTCGAATCCTACCCCCGCAACTAACTAAACTTTAATGATATGCAAATACGTGGAAAGACGGTATTTGTATTCGATATCGAGGTATTTCAAAATATCTTTCACTGTTCTGTTAAAAATACAGAAACAGGAGAAATATATAAATTTGAAATCTCTGAAAGAAAGAACCAACTAAGAGAATTAGTAAAGTTCTTTAAACAAGTAGACTCTTACATAAAATGGGGTGACTTTTATACTACAGATTTAGAAATAAAATCTGAGATTATCTTCTGTGGATATAATAATCTACATTATGATAATCCTATAATAAACTATATTATAGAGTATGAAGACAAACTCATGAGTTATAATGTAGCTACAATATGTAGTTCTATATTTAACTTAAGTAGGACTATTACTACTTCTACAGAGGATGATATAGAAGCTTGGAAACATTGGAAGTATCAGATTTGGTTTGATACTTTTGATTTACTTACTATGCTTTACTCTAATAAACTTAGAGTAGGTTTGAAAGAAATTCAAGTAACTATGCAATATCCTAATGTACAAGAATTTGTATGTGATTGGAGTAAGCCTCTTCTATTAGAAGATTTTGACAATATGATTGATTATAATATCAATGATATTGAATCAACTACAGAGCTTTTAAATAGATGTAAGAAAGATATTGACTTACGTATAGCTATTGAAGACGAATACGGTGTACGAGTCCTTAGTAAGGATGGTGTAAACATTGGAATGAAGATTTTAACTCAAAAGTATCTTGAAAAAACAGGTCTAACCTGGTGGGATATTGAAGGATTAAGATCACCAATGGATTATATACCATTAAAGGATGTAATACTACCGTTTATTAAATATGATAGTCCTATCTTACAGGAAGTACTAAATGATATGAAAAATCAGATAGTATCTCCTGGTAGAAAAGGCTACGAAAATAACTTCGTATTTAATGGTTTACGTTACACTGTAGGAGTAGGAGGGATTCATTCTAAAAATGATCCTGAAATTATTATTCCTAAAGAAGATGAAATGCTCATTGACATCGATGTCGCATCACTATACCCAAGTATGTTAATAGAATATGGATTTTACCCTAAACATTTAGGTCCTGAATTCTTAGAAGTATATTCTCAAATTAAAGATGAGAGAATAGAAGCAAAACATAATGGAGATAAAGTAAAAAATGAGACATTAAAGTTAGCGTTAAATGGTTTGTCAGGTAATCTACAAAATCAACATAACTTCTGTTACAGTCCTTTTGCAGTAATGCAAATTAGGATAAATGGACAGTTATTATTGCTAATGTTAGCTGAAAAGCTAACACAAATAGGATGTCGAATCGTCCAGGCAAATACTGATGGTCTGTTTGTATTACTTAAGAAAAGTATATATGAACAGGCTAACAAGATTTGTCGAGAATGGGAACAACTTACAAGACTTACTCTTGAAGAAGAGCGTTTTGAAGCTATGTACCAATATGCAATTAATGACTATATTGCAGTTAAAGAAGGATATAGGGAAACTAAAAATCCTGATTTAATTAAAACAAAAGGTATGTTTATTACTAAAGTACTATTAGGTAAAGGATTATCTGCAAAGATAATACCTGAAGCTATCATAAAGTACTTTGTAGATGGTATACCAGTAGAAGATACTATAAAAGGATGTACGGATATACGTAAATTCTTAATGTCTGAGAAAACTGGTAAACAATGGCATGTTGAATACATGAACCAAGAACAACAGCGAACTAATCGTTTCTATGCATCTACTAATGGTGGATACTTATGGAAATGGAAACCTGATTCTACATATAAAAAGGGAGATATATGTTATACTCCTGGATATTATGAAACAGGTATAGAAGGTAGCGGAAGAGAGTATGTACATACTGGTAAACAATATCAGAATATGCTTACTGCATCTGGTGTTACTCTTTTGAATAAGTTCGATGATAAACCAATTGAAGAACGCAAAATTAATTACAGTTATTATCTTAGAGAAGCTCTAAAGATAATTGAAGAATTACAACCAAGACAATTAGAACTGTTTTAACAGAATCTAACATATTGTATCAAAATTTTAGGATTGTCATAAACTTTAATGCTTATGATACTAGAACTAGATACATCTCTATTAAACAAGTATAATATTTCAATAAATCAATTAGTATTTATTTCTCTTGTATTGAATGATAATCAACCTAATAATCAAGACATTCAGGAACTTCTCAGCCGAGTTAATGAAGAAGAGATACAAGAGTTAATTCAACGTAACATTGTTGTAGTAAATATTTCTGACAACAATCAAATTTATAGTCCTTCAGAAGAACTACTTAAGTCTATTAAAAAAGATAGAGAAAGTATGTTCAATGAGTTCTATGAAGTATTTCCAGTTTATGTTACAAGGCCTGATGGTACAAAAGGCTTTCTAAGAGCTAATATAAACAAATGTAGAAAGGAATATAACCGTATCATAGGTAAATCCAAAGCAATGCATAATCATATTATGGCTTGTCTGAGGTACGAAATAGATGATAAAATGCGAACAGGCAAAATAGGTTATATGAAAACTATGTGGAAATGGCTTACTCAACATGAGTGGGAATATTACGAAGAGCAAATGAACTTAGAACAACAAACAGTAAATAGTTATGGAACAGGAATCCTTTAAAACATTACCGTTTAAAACAATAGCTGAAGTAACAGATGAATCTGTTAGATATATTCAAGCTAGAAAGGATAAGACAATCGTGCCTTTAAAAACACGATGGTCTAAGTTCAATAAAGTTTGCTGTGGTGGATTAGAACCAAATATGATTTTAACAATTGCAGGAGGTTCAGGTTCTGGTAAATCAGCATTTGCAAATACGCTTGAAACTGATTTAATTGATTTGAATACCGATCAGGATATTGTAATCTTAGATTTTTCGTTTGAGATGCTTAGTTATAGACAAATTGGTCGAAAGTTAAGTAATCGATTAAGACGCACTACCTCGGAATTATATAGTGCGAATGACAGTATAGATGATGCTACTTTAGATAAAGTTAAAGAAGAAGCAGAAAAAATTAAAAAGTATCAAATATTTTATATTGATACTCCTAGTACTGTAGAAAGTATCGAAAAAACTATAGATTATTTTCACGAAACAATAGCTAAGGATAAATGGCTTATTGTTATACTTGACCATGCCTTACTTGTAGAAGGCGAAAGTGAACGTGGAACAATAGTCGATTTACAGAAAATGTTTATTCGTAAAAAGAAATTATCCAATACGAGTATTATACAGATTTCACAGATGAATCGAAATATTGAACAACCTGATAGGATAAACAATCCTTCTATGCATTATCCTATGCGTAGTGATTTAGCTGCATCAGATGCAATATTCCAAGCTAGTGATTATGTGATAGCTTTATCACGTCCAGAATTACTTAATATATTTAGCTATGGAGTTAATCGCTTACCTGTAAAAGACAAGGTATATCTTCATTTCTTAAAAGTAAGAGATGCTGGAGAACCATGTATATTAGAGTTTAACAATGAGCTTAAGTATGGTAATCTGATAGAAGCTAGTCCGAGTACTACGATGCAGCATACAGTAGTATTTAATAATAAAGTAGGCTGAAATTATGAAAAATATTTTAACTATATCTCTTCCGAACAAAAAGTGTGATAAGAATGGTATTTATAAGAACTATTTGCTAAAGCGTTTAGCTCTTACTTATCCTGAGTTGTTAATCGATGGTATCGATACTGAAGAGACACCGTTTAGTTATCAGTATATTGGACCAAGCGATAAGATTCGTTTTGGTGCAGACTTATATTCTGCATGCGACGTAGCTAAGTATCGGAAGTGTACTTATTGTCCGTTTGCAGAAGAAAACTATAGCCTTGCAACACAGTTTGAATTGGCTATGAAAAAATTAGATGATTACGCTAAACTTCGCCGTGATTATCGTAAACCGTTATATGATTTCCGTTTGCCGGATGGTACTCCTGTTAAAGAGTACGGAAATTTTATTCAGGTAGGTTATAAGCTTATCCCGAAGTATAATCGTGGATATATTATGTCTTTACCTCGCGAAGAAAAGACTATCATTAATAACGTTATTGTTATGATTAATAACAATACTGAAATTAATGCTTCATTAAATCTTTAATTTACTTTACAATATCAGATTCTTTCAGATTATATCAAATACTATCATATTAGATGTAAAGTAGTATAACCTAATTTATTATGTTAATACTACCAACTGAAAAGAATAAACCAAAGGTGCAGAATCCACGATTTCTGATACTTTTCGGTAAACCAAAAGCTGGTAAAACGACTTTACTTTCTATGCTTGAAGGTTGTCTCATTATAGACTTAGAAGGTGGTTCTGAGTTCTTAGAAGCACTTTCTATTCAAGCAAGAAGCGTTAATGATTTAGCTGAAATAGCAAATCAAATTAGACAAAAGATTACTCAAACAGGTACAAAACCCTATAAGTATATTGCAATTGATAATGCAACTCGCTTAGAGGAAATCTGTTTACCTTATGCTGCTACTTTATATCGTCAAACTCCTATGGGTAAGACGTATAAGGGTAACGATGTAAGACAGCTTCCTAATGGATCCGGTTATTTATATCTTAGAGAGGCAGTAAAGAAAGTAATTTTTATGTTTAAGGAACTATGTGATAACTTCATCCTTATTGGTCATACTAAAGATAAGATGATTAATAAGGATGGTGAAGAGCTTACAGAAATGGCAATAGACCTAGTTGGAAGATTAGGAGACATTGTTTGTGGTGAAGCAGATGCTGTAGGTTATGTCTATCGTAAAAAGAATGAGACTCATATCTCATTCGAAGGTGGAGATAACTCAGTACGTGAAGCCAGAGCTCCTCACTTAAGAGGAAAGAACATAGTTATTGCAGAAAGTAATGAGAACAATGAGATTACAACTCATTGGGATCGAATCTATTTACCAGAATAAAACACATTGATATGTATAGTAAAGAAAGAGCGCAACAGATAACAAAGAATGACGTTAAGTTTATTCCTGCAGGTATTCAAGAGAATGTAGCATTGAAAAGTGCACGTGTAGCTGAATCTCCTACAGGTAGAAAGTTTTTTGAAGTAGTATTTGAGAAAAACGGAGCAACTCTAACTCAAACAGAATGGAAGCCTGATAATAAAAACGGGCAACTTAGTGATGAGGATGTACAGAGAAAGGAAGATAATCAGTTCTCTCGTACTATGCAGTTGCTTCTTTGTTTTTACAAAGACGAAGAACTTGTATTTAACGGTACTAATTTTGAAGAATTTGCAAAAGAAGTAGTAGACTATTTGAATAAAGCAGATAAGTCTAAACTTCTGCGTGTTAAAATTGTATATAACGATAAGGGTTATACTACTCTTCCGTCATATGCAAAATATACTTTTATTGAGCCTATGATATTGCCTGAAGGTCAAACTTCAGCAATTACAGAACTGCGTATTGACAATTTTACTAAGCCAGTAGTTGCAGATGTCGAGACACCTGTAGCTAATCCGGGTCCTAGTGAAAGCATCAGTATCTCACCTACAGTAGAAGCTGCAGTAGAGAACAACGCAGAAAATCCTTATGGATTGCCGTTTTAATAGGACAATAAAATCCTAAGTCTACGCTAGGCATAATATAGCGATACGTGAGTAGCATACCGCCATGTGAGTCTTTAGACAAAATAATGGATTACTAATAGTATGCACTCACGTTTTTTTATTTGTAGAACTAAAAAATCAATTTTTATATGAGATTATCAAAATTTATTAATAAAACTTTCCTTAAGAAAACAGGTACAGATGCAGAGATAGTAGATACTAAGTACACAATTCAAAACATTAACACCAGAGATGGAGTTAATGTAAAACGAGATGAATTGAAAGTAGGAGATATTATCTATGCCGCTATATCTACTACTATAAAAGAAAATGGAAAGAAAAAGCGATTAAACTTAAGAAAAGATATCTACCAACTTAAAGACTCATATGGTAGATTTACGTTTATCGATTATCTTGGTAATGAGTACAAGACATCTTTGACGGCTATTAAGATTATTAATTGTTTATCTGCTAAGCAGAAAGAAGCAGAAATAAATGATTTACTTGATAAGTATGAAAAAGAACTTATAGAAGCAGAGAGACTAAAGTATCTAGAGGAGAGTAAACGACTAGGATTTAAGTTTACTGACCTTGAGCCAGAAGATAAGTTACGTAGAACTATTGACGCTGGCATAAAGAATATATGTATGGTTGGTCCAGCAGGATGCGGCAAGAGTACAATGGCAAGAAATGTAGCTAAAGAGCTAGAATTACCTTACCTTTGTATTAGTTGCGGCATTGGTACTTCGGCTACCGAGTTTATTGGTTATAAGTATCCGACGCGTGAAAAAACTCGTTTTGCAGAGTTTTACGCTGAGCCATCTATTATATTGATTGACGAGATAACGGCATTAGATCCTGCAGTTGCACAGATCTTAAATGCAGCATTAGCTAACGATGAAATTGAGACTACTACGGGCTTAGTTCATCGACATCCAAACTGTATTATTATTGCTACTAGTAATACTTTTGGTTTTGGATGTGATCGTCAATATGTAGCAAATAACCAGTTAGATGCGTCCACTATAGACCGCTTTGTTGGTGGTATTGTAGAGGTTACGTACTCTGCTAAATTTGAAGATAGATACGATGCAGAAGTTGTTGAATATGTTCGAATTCTTAGAGCTTTCGTTCAAGAGCAGAACTTACGAAAAGTATGTTCAACTCGTATGATCCAAGCTGGTCATAATCTTAAGTATCATCATTTCATGGATTGGAAATGGCGTCTGACTATTAACTGGACAGACAATGAGAAAGAGCAGTTAACTAGATGGTTAACTGAAAAAGGAATAGAAAAAGCTAGTAAGAAACGTTAAAACAATTTCTATATGGTAGAATTATCTTATACGTACGATAGCATTAGTAAATTTTATGAAGACGCTCTTCATCCTACACCTGAGGGTAATATAGAAGATACTTTGCGCCACCTACAAACTGAAGAAATAAGCTTTAGAGGTAACGATATTGCAACTATTAAAAAGAGTCAATATAGTTATACTAAAGGTCTAGCTGAAATGAAAAAGCTAGATTTAAATCTTAATTTAGGTGGTTCAAAGAGATCTTATAAATGGGATGAAACTGATGGTGATGATATTAGCTATGATCGACTTATAGACGGTTTTCCAGCTATGAAAAAGCGAGTTAAAAGTCATGGAATAGGAAGTGGACGTTTAGTAAACATATATGTAATAATATCCGAAAACTGTGGTATCGGTTCACAAGAGATGCTCGTTAAAGCTTATACTGCAATGCAGATTGTAGACTTACTCGAGAATCTAGGATATCGTGTAGCAATATATTCTTGTGATTGTACTCTTGATTCAAGTGGTATGTATAAAGGAGAGCAAGGTGTTAAATACACGGTACAAGTATGTTTAAAACGACATGAAGATTCTTTGAATCAAGGATTAATACTTAATGGAATAAGTCCTTGGTTTTTTCGCTATTATTTATTTGCTCATCAAAAGGGCAGATATAAAAATGGTTGGGGAATGGGAAAAGCTGTAGAAATGGAGCTTGAACAGACCAGAGAAAATATTGTCATTAATCATGGAGAGTGTCTAAATAAAAGATCTGCCGATAGCAAAATAAAGCAGATAATAAAATTATTCGGAATAGATTGATACGTTATGCAATAAATAGCAGCTATGCCTAAATCCCGCATAGTGGTGTACAAAGATAGGTGTGAGTCCTATGATACGAAGTTTATTTCGACGTCTTTTTTAGGAAGTATAGCTTTTATCACTAGATGAAAGATTTTACTGTCCTATAAAAATGGTAGCAGTACTGAATAGGGAATAGATGACTTCTGTTTAACAGATATAGGGCTATTGATTTCTTGTATTGATTACTACTATTTTCGTGCGAACACAAAGATGTAAAGTAATTTTCCAGAGATTATTCATATATTGTCTAATATTTTTTTTAAACTTTACGCCAATGTAAAAAATAACATATAATAACAGATTTTATCCTATAGTAGTGAGAGCTATAGGATATACGGGAGATGCGTTAACTGTAATAGGTAGTACAGGTCGCCGAATGGGGATAGCGTGTGGTATGGTTCGAATCCATCCTCTCCCACACTAACGCGTACAGGATATGTATGATAAAAGAAGGGTAAAGAAACCCACAGAATGTATTACTTTAGATTATATATTATCTAAGGTAACCGAATACGACATATATGCTCATTACTTAGGGCAATTCAAAGTAGGAGCTATCTATAATAGTCCATTTCGTAAGGATAAAAACCCTTCTTTTGGAGTTTATTATAGTAAGCGAACAAAACAGCTATTATTTAAAGATCACGGTACAGGAGAATGTGGAAATGTAATTAAGTTTGTATCCTTATTCACAGGAATAACAAACTATAATGATATTCTTAAGGATATTATTAAACAATTGCATATTACTCCTGATACTACTTTAGATAATAGTAAGCAGTATATTCCATCTACAGATACTGTTATTGGAGTAGTACGCCAGGACTTTACTTCAACTGATATAAATTACTGGCAACAATTTAATATATCTAAGGAAACATTAAAGAAATTTAATGTTAATAGTATTAAATACTATTTATGCAATGGTATTGTAAAAGGTATTTATAAACCTGAAAATCCTATGTATGCTTATAAAGTATACAATAACTTTAAGATTTATAGACCATTAGCAGATAAATATACAAAATGGCGTAATAACTTAACTGAATATGACATTCAAGGTTATGCTCAATTACCTAAAAAAGGAGATGTATTATTTATAACTAAGAGTATGAAAGATGTAATGTGCCTTTATGAGATGGGAATACCTGCAATATCTCCTTCATCTGAAAGTACTTTTATTCCTAATGATATATTAGAGGGTCTTAAGAAGCGTTTTAAGCGTATTATAATCCTGTTTGATAGAGACCCAGCAGGAGTAAGATATAGTCGTAAAATAAGCCTTAAAATGGGCTTAGAAGCTTGTTTTATACCAAAGTATTTAAATGCAAAAGATGTATCGGATCTGTCTCTTATACACATCTCCGAGCCCACGAGACATCTCAGGATCTCGTATGCC